TCATAGTCTTGCTGTATTACGTTTCACTTCGGCAATGTCGGCCTGCATCTGTTTGATAGGTTTGACAATTTCGCCTGTGTTCTCTCTGATTTGCTGTAACTCCAAATAGGAATTGGCCAGGATAGTACGTGTCTCGTCGGCAATGTTGTACAGACCGGTCACTTGTGAAGTCAAGGAACCGATGGAGCCTCGCAGTTCGGTAATAGCTATCGTTTGCTGCTGTTCTGCCGTCTCAATACGAAGATTGGACTCATATACGGCTGTAAACCGTCCGCTCAGTTCCCCGGCATCCTCGTGCGTCATTTCCGTACCGAATCCACGGCTGGAAGCTGACTGCTGTCCTTGCGCTTTTTTATTGTCATACCCTACAGCGGAAGCAATATCATCGCGTTCTTTGATAGCATCACTCACGATTCCATTCCATTTGCCTTGTAAATAATTAAGTTCATTATCATCAAGCGCTCCATCCTCCATTCTTTTGGCAAAATCTTCGTACCATTCATTCAATCTGTCATAGTACAATTCTCCAATCTTGTTTGAAAGCATGGCTCTCATGAAATACTCGGACATGTTGTCGGCAAAATCTTCGGCAGAAGCATCCATATCCATTAGCGTGTCAATGAAACTGTCATACATCGAATCGAATGTCATTCCAGTAAGTGATTCATTGAGTTGTGTTTCCAGTTCTTCTATTTTTCCGGCTTGTTCAATGTAATCATCCAGCTTTTCAGTCAGCCTACCTCCATATCCTCCCTTTCCGGTATTCTGTATCTGCGTCCACATATCTACATTCCCCTTCAAGAGTTTCATTTCTTCAGGAGAAAGATCCCAAAGACTTCCATTCCAGTTCCTTCCTATTTGATTGCTGAAATCATTTATTTGGCTTTGTGTGAATCCTCCCCAGTAATAATTCCAGCTATGATGGTTTCCTGAATAACGGGCTTGTTCCTGTGCTATTTTCAGATAGTTTGCGTTTTGCTCATCTTGATACTTCACGGCTTTTCTTGCAGCATTGACTGATATTGCACCTCTTCCGGCTTTTATGGTGTCATTCAGTGCGTCAATACTTCCCTGAAGTGCTTCATTTCTGTCTGTCAGTCGGTCTATAGCCTCCTGCACCTCCTTGGCATTGCTCCCAATAGAAGTAAGTTTACTGAATCCACCGAAAGAAATAGCGTCAAAAATGCTTCCAATACCTTTCATTAAGGATTCTCCTATAGATACGAACAAATCTCCGGACAGCACATCTTCAATGATTCCAGACACGGCACTGAATACGGAGTCAAGGAGTCCGCTAATTACTATACTTATCCCATCCTTGAATATGTCAATTATAGAAAGAATCCATCCGACAACGGGAACGCTTTCAAGCGAATCAGCAAGTTTTCCAGCAGCCCCACCAACTCCTTTTCCTGCTTGAATCAGTCCATTGTAGATATTTGTGAGTCCTCCGGAAGTTATCTGTTGCAATCCCTGTACCACGTTATCCATATTGGCTTTTAATGCAGTGGCTGTTTCAGACATTCCTTTCTGTGCCTTTTCAACATTTTCTGACTGCATTTGTACATTTGCAGATGCCAAATCAGCATTGCTCTGTGCATTTGCCAATGCTTCCTTTGCTGCATTTTTCTGCTCTTCAGTACCGTTTTTCAACGCATTCTCATATTCTTCCTGAGCTGTGACAAGACGCTCCAATGCATCCGCTTCCTGCTCCTTAGCAAGATTAAGACTTACAACTGAATATTGATATGCTTGTACATTATCACCAAGTTTCTTGAAATCCAACCCTCCTGCACCTCCAAGAGATTTTTCCATTTGATTAACCGCATCAACAATGGCTTGCTGGCTTGACGCGTCTGAGTTTTTGAACTCATCGGTCTGCATGTATTTCCTGGCATCTTCAAGAGCAGGTTTAATCATATTGGAGAACATTCCTCCGAACTCACCAAACACTGTTACCCAATCTATATTTGCCTTTAAAGCATTTGATTCGATACCGGAAAGTTTGCTGTCCCGTTCTTTCCCTAACCTTATCTTTTCGGCATTTGTTTGGGCTTTGGCTATCTTGTCGGCATATTCTTGTGCAATGGCATACTTACGCTGTTGGAACGTGCCATATTCCTGAAGATAGGAATTTAGTGCATCCTTTTCAGCTTGAAGCGATTCAATATCTACTTCATAGAAAGACTTATTACGCTTTGATTCTGCATTGGATTTCATCACTTTCACTTCATCAATCTCACCATATTTGGCTTTAGCCTTGTTGTAAGCATCAATCTCTTTCTGGTAATCCAGTTCAATCTGTCTACGTTTCTTTTCAGAACCTTCTTCCATCAGGTTGATTTCTTCCTGCTGATTGGTTCTGCGAAGCTGAAGGAGTTCTTCTGCAACCTGTTGCTGCTCTTTCTTTTGTCGCTCGGCATCTTTCTTCGCATTATTCTCTTGTTTGGCCAGAGTGTCTCCTGTTACACCACCGAGCGATTTATATGATTTTTCTGCTGCTTCCAACTCTTCTACAGCTTTCTTATAAGCAGATTCAGTGCCTTTTTTAGCATCCTCTACGGCCTTTAATTTTGCTTCGTAAACAGCTTTTGCTTCTTTATATGCTTGCTGATACGTCTTTTCCGATGCTTCTCTTTGCGATTCCAGGCCAGATATGGTACCGTCAATCCCTTTTAACGCTGCTTGCGCATTATTGAACCGTATTTGAACGTCAATAGGAATTGTTGCAAAAGGAAAATTCTTAATTTTTTCTTGCTCTTCCTGCAATATTTGTCTTGCTATATTGTATTCGCGTATAATCTGCTCACGATTACTTCTTGCTTCCATCAGCTTGACTTCAACAGGTTTCGAGTTTTCCTCTGTTTCCTTTTTCAGTCGATTATATTCGCTCAAGGCTGATTTCCACTTGTTAAGATTTGCTTTTGCTGATTCTATTTGTGAAGCGATTAATGGGGCACCTTGCCCCGCATTTTTTAAAGAAGCATTTAATGATTTTATTTTCTCCTCCCATTGTTGAATATTCTTTAGTATGTTTTCATAACTGTTCTTGTCTCGTTCCTTATTCAGTTCTTTATTTGCTTCTGCAAGATTAAGTACAGCCAGCTGTTCACGGGTATAAGCAGAAGAAAGTGCAGGAGAATACCTTTGTAGTTCCTCATAGGCCTTGATCTTTGAAAACTCGGTTTCTGTCTCATCTTGGATAACGCGTATCAGCTCTTCTATTTTTTTCTTGCGTTCCTCTTCCTGATTCGCAAAATTCTTTTGTTCTTCATTGAATTTTTGTTGTGCCTTTTCCGATGCGGTTGTGCTGTCATGGAAGGCCCACATTGTAGCAACAAGACCGGCAAGAACCGTAGCTACCAGGACATACGGGTTGGCTTTCATAACCGTATTCAAAGCCTTTTGTGCTATCATTTGAGCTTTGGTAACCAAAATTGCAAGTTCCATTCTGGCCGTTAATGTATCCTGAGCTATTCGCACTACAATAAGAGCGGTTTTGTATGTCCCGTATGTAGCAATCAGTCCTATCAAAATCTTACCAACAGTTTCATAGTTCTCAATAAGACCTTTCAAGCCTGAAATACCTGCAGAAGCAATTCCCTGAGTATCTTTCCCAATCTCATTCAACATTGTATCCCAAGCATCTCCAAGGTTACTCAACTGCCCTGTAAGAGACTTAGACTGTTCTTGCATCAGGTTATAATAGATTCCTGATTCACTAGTCATATTTTTAAAGGCCTGTTCTACTTCTTTAAATCCTACCTTGCCTTCCTTTACTAAACCGGAAACTTCATCTTTTGTCACACCAAGCACTTTTGCCAGTTCCTCGTAGATGGGAATACCACGTCCTGCAAACTGACGAATATCGACAGCATAGGCCCTCCCTTGTGTCCTTAATGTGCCATAGAGATAGGCTATTTCACTAAGCTGGGAGCCAACACCGGCGGCTACATTCCCCAACATTACAAGTTCATCACCCACATTCTCAGCTGACGAGCCGTAAGCAATCATTTGCTTGGCAGATGATGCCACCCCTTGAAGGTCGAAGGGTGTCTTTGCGGCAATATCCACCAGCTCTAACATCAGTTTATTTGCTTTTTCCTTACTTTTCAGCATGGTTGAAAAAGCAATTTCAAGCTGCTGGAATTGTCCTCGTACATTGACAAGTTCTGTGGCAAAGTTTTTCAAGGCAGTTACTCCACCTATTACACCAAGTACTTTGGTTAAGGAAACAGACATCTTTTCATTTGCTTCGACCGTTTCACCTGCTTCCTCTTTAAACGCAGAATATTCATCCTTCAGTCTCTTTACTGAAAGACGGGCTTCAGCTTGCTGTTGAGTCAAACCAAATAAAGTAGCTTTTTCTTCATCGAGAGTCTTCTTTGCAGATTGGTATTCTGATAATAAGCCTGCAGCTCCCGTCGGATTTCTTTTTAAAGCTGTTTTATAAGCATTGCCCAACCGCTTAACATCATGTTCTACGTCTTTGACAACTCTTTTCTGGTCAATAATTTTTTGAGTAAAATCATTTACAGATTGTGAGGCATTGTAAATATTGGACTTAAAGTCTTTCTCCATTACAGCACCAGCTTTGGCCGCCTCGGTCACCAGCCCCATCATTTGTTGGCGAGCAGATGCCAGTTGAGTTTCCAATGCCTTGGCGGCTGCGGGTGATTTGTTTACGTCCATCTTCTTTAACTGGGCTTCCAGCTTACTAATCTCATTACGAAGTCTTATAACTTCATCATATTGTGCGCTTACGCGGAATACAAGTGTAGCCATATATTATAAACTGAATATTAATGTTTGAAGTTACACCTCAATTCATTAATATTCAGTTTTTACGATGATTAATACCAAACAATAAACCTATTGTTGCGTATTTGTGTTTTTCAGTGTTTTAATAAAAAAGGCGCATCATAATGATGCGCCAAATTGTCAATTTGTTCTTTAATTTATATCAAAGCCTCACGGCTGGAATATCAAAACTTGACAAGTTCCATTCTTTTAAGTATTTCATTGTATTTGGATTGTATATATGCTTTCTGTTTCTCGGAAGCCGTCACAATCTTGCCTTTGTATTTTCGCATTACAGATTCATTTAGACCTATTTCCTTTGCGAACTTACTGGCATTAATGAACGGAAATGCCTCAAAAAATCCACTTAAGTCATACACATACTCCACAGAATAGCCAGCTTTATACCAACTTGGAAATTCACCATGTTTTTCTTTGTAATATTCCGCTTGTTCCTCTAAAACAGAAATAAAGTCCTCTTTCGCTTCCTGTTCTGTAAGCCCAAAGCCATACGCACCGTTTACATCTTCAGAATAGATAGAGATTCCTCCATCATCTGCTTTTTCAATAATAGCCTGAATCTTCTTCATAATCGTGTATTTTAAGTTTTGTCAATTAAATGCACCCACCGAAGTGGGTGCTGTTCTTTTACTTCTTTAACCCCGCCTTTTTCATCATGCTGTCAAGAGTACCTTTAGGTATCTCTTTGGCTGGATGTCTGCCTACAGGGATAAAGTAGTCAAAGTCGGGATGAACATACTTGTGATGTTTCTTTCCCTTTTCGATTGTCCAGCCTGCTGACTCAATCAATTTGTAAAACTCTGAAAACTTCATAAATCAAAGAACTTTTAATTGACAATGCAAAGGTAACATTTTCGTTACTATTAAGCAAGTTTTGTAACGTTAAAAGTAACGTTTCTGTTACTTTTAACATTCTATTGTAGCCATATCTATTTCTTGTTTCTTCTTCTGCGTGAAGCCATGTCCTTACCCTTCACCTTTGTAACCTTGGTTCCGGTAACTGTATGGAGCTTGTCACGCTGCATTAATACTAAATTCCTGTATGGTATCTCATAGACCACTTCCCGGTATGACAGATGCAGATTTTCCATGAACGATGCAATCTGTCCCAAGAGCGTTTCATTTCCTACAACCTCGGTTTCGCTGCCAGCAGGCTTACGTTCCTCGCCAAGCTGACAGCTTTGAGAAAAACCTTTGAGTCAATCATAGAGAGTGCTTCATCCAATGCGTCCACATTCTCTTCGTATGTTCCTTTTGCCAGTTCTTCGCTCAAACTTTCGTTACCAGCTATCAGCCAGGAGAGAGCCTTGCTGTAAGTCTCACTTTCTCCCAAGGAAAGCAGTACTTCTTTCAAATTGTCTGCTTCTTGTACCCCTGACAGATGGGAGATTGCCCCGGCCAGTTTGTGGATAGTAGGAGAGTAGACCGTGTAGGCTTTCCCAGCGACAAACACCGTCCTGAAATCACTTCCGATAATGGATTCAGTTACTATTTTTGCTCCTTGATTCATAACTTAAAGAAAAAGGGTGAAGCTTGATATAGCCCCACCCGTTAAACAATCCTGAAAACTAATCGCCACCTTCTTGAACAAGAGTGATTTGTTTCTCTACGCTCTTGAAAGCATCAGACATGGAAGTAGATATGCTTCCAGACTGGGTGGTGTAGCCTACTTTTGATACCTCATAGGAAACGGATGTCCCAGATTTCACCTTCTTGGTCTTTACCGTTTGCCCGTCCAGCTTGACTGTAGCATCAGAAGGCGTTACCACGGCCTTTACACCAGTTCATGCTTCTTTCACCTCTTCTGCATCGAACCAGTATTCAGGGGAAATAGCAGTGTCTTTAGGTTCCAGTTCAACCGCACTTACAGGAATACCGATGGCTTTATCCGTTGTTGATTCACGGGCACCTATGTCAGCACGGGGAATCACGCAATACTGGTCATCTTCAGTCATGAACACAATACATTTCTCGATATTTACCTTACCCCTTGTACGCTTCCAACCTTTGTCGGTATTGATGACATCTCCACCCATAAGATCCTTCTTTGTCGGATAGTCATACTCACCGATAGTAAAGTTCACAGAGACATCTCCCATTTCCTTTTCACTGCGATAGGTCTGATTAGTAAGCTGGTTCTTATAGTTGGTTCGGCTGGCCTCTGCTTCCTCAAAAGTCCACGTATCCTGATGGATATTGGATACTTCTTTCAGTGTTTCTCCTTGCAAAAGAGTGTGCAAGGTCTGGCCCGTAACATCTGCAGAAATAGCACTTGTTTCGCCATACCAAAGTTTCTTGATATTTACAGCTGTGATTTTCTTTGATTCTGCCATATTATTTCACATTTAAAACTTCAAACAAAATTCTTACATTCACATAGTGACACTTTAAGGATGTGTCCTCCTCAATTCCGATTGACTCGATGGAATAATGATAGGTTGTTCCGTCATAGCGTCCGGTTACGCCGTCAAACAGACTTTGCGCCTGCTTCTCCAGTTCGTTCAGCCGGATGGTATTGGCTTCGCCTTCTTTCAAGTTAGGAACACAAAGATTCACCTCAACGAAGGATTTCTTCCAGTACGTCCCCGGCTGCTGTTTCTTGGCGTGAATGACAACCCTTTCGGACTTCATCGGTCCCGTCAGCTTCTTGCCATGAGGGACAACATCAATGCCGATAGGCTGGCAATCACGATAGAGTATGTTCGCTATGTCGGTGGTAACTATCATTTTATTTCCTCCTTTAATCGTTTCTCAGCATATAATGCCCCTCCACTTCTCACTCTGAAACCCTTGCTTTCCACATTGGACGCATAATGATACCCTTGGGGGCTTGCTGCATCATTGTACAATGTCAGACTACAATCGTCCTCAACATTGTGTTTATTTGACCTACGGAGTGTTTTTGTCCTGTCCTGATAAGAGCCATCCTTCACATCGTATTCATCAGCCTCATTGCCAACTTTATCTACGATGTCACGAATTTCACTTATTCCTTGCTCGAAAAAGCTATCCACGTCCGAAAAATCAAATTTTACAGCCATATCTCTGAGTAACCAAAATAGTTTGTATTCTTCACCATGTAAACCTTGCCAATTCCACGGATATTCTTACCGTCCATACATCTGACCTCATCACCAGCCTTCAGTGAGGTTTTCTTCTCACAGACTACGTGATAGTTCGGTCGGTATACCTTGCCATTCTCCGAAGTAAACTCCTTGGTTGAGTTATCGTCGCACCGGCACTTACATACGTCCTGCCAGCTTTCTCCACCGGTTCCGGGAATGGGCCGGCCGAACTCGTCTGTTTCCATCGGAGTAAAGACCTTAACCTGTAATGTATGTGGGGCAAATATCATAGGAATCTGACTTTAGGTTTATCTGACAGCGTGTCTTCAAGACCATACTTCTTGCACAAGAATGAGTAGTATTCCTTCAAGCCTTTGGTGTCCCAGGACATAGAGAAACCGTTCTCGCTGATGGAAGTAGCACGAAGTAGAAGAGAGGGGATAAACTTCGCCATAGACACCGAAACAAGTCCGATGTTTGACGGGCCCACCTCATCCTCTCCGCTTACTTCTGAAGACAAACTTATCTCCAAAAGGTCAGCCTCCGACAAGTTGATGCCGAAGGTCTGAAACTTCTGTGATATGTAGTCGTTTACTGTCATGTGTTCATGGTTGACAAATCAAAGTTCACAATCAGATTCGGGTTCGTAATCTGAGGAATCCACTCTGCAGTGTATTCCAAATAACGACCGTTCTTGTCCTTGTAACCGGAAATAAGCATATCACCGTCTGCCTGGGTGTAGTTACGTCCCGGTACGCCGTCCACTGCTTCGTACGGAGTGTGGAAACGCATATAACCGACCTTATCCTGCGGAAGCAAGGTGATACGGTCGTCTGCATAAATCTGCACGTTCTTCCCGGTCTGGTCTTTCACGTAATCTTCCTTGATTTCAATGGCCGGAAGCCCGATGCCAGTGAATACTTGGGAAGCCAGTTGAGATGTAATCAAACCAGTTGAAAGATACATCTCATTTCCTGTAAGCTGCATCTTGAACTTGTCACCAAACTCAGCCGACCCGATGATATTCTTCACGAAAGTTCCTCGTGACATAATCATCTTCTGGAAATTACCGTAGTCCGCTTTCAGTGCATTAATCTGCTGCTGCAAATAGGTGATGAAGTTCGTCTTCGCACCAGTATCAGGCTTGATGAACTTGAACGGCAATTCAATGTTGAGAAGGTCAACGCCTCCGGCATTGTCGTCCTTGTTCTTAACAGCTGCTTCTCCGGTCATCAGAAGTGAACCTACGATAATATCCATGCGCTTGTGAGCTGCCAAAAGTACCTGGCGGTAATCGTCATAGATGAAATTCACGATTTCCTGCATGGCTGCTACCTGGTCAGCAGGTTTAGCTGTGTTAAACTTGTCAATCAAGTCCTGAAGTTCGGACAGGCGGTCAATGGAAATCTGGTAAGCATCGCCAAGATAAGCGATTTCACCATATCCTGAACCGATATTCCGGCGTTCACGGATAGGCTTCTCGCCGTATCGTGAGTTAATAGAACCGGCCATCACTCCAGTAACCTGACCGATGTAGTCCTTGAATACACGGGTAGTCGTTCTACGGAAATCAAGATACTGCTGCCAGTAGATTGTATCCTTACGAGTCTGAAGGACGCGCTGGATAACGGCGTTTACGATATTGGGGTCATTAAACAGAGTATGAATAGTTAGCATCATGTTTTACCTCCTTTCTTTATTTGCTTGCAATTACACCTGCTGTTCTCAAAGATGCCAGAAGGGCATTCAATTTTGTATGTGCATCTTCCTGCCCAGTAGCATCATCTACTTTAACACCTTGCTTTACACCTCCGAGAGCAGAAGATGTTGCTGCAGACAAAGTGAATTTGTTGGCTTGGGATGCGATACCATCCAATTTAGCTTTGTCTTCTTTACTCATCAAGCCATCTTGACTGGAAGACGCTTTGGCAACTACAGCCTTTCCACTTTGAGTAACGTCAGGAGCGTTGAACTGGAAATGCGGCATGTTGGCCTTGTCAATGTCAGAGAAAGGCATAACCAATTTGGTAGGCTCAATCTCGAATGCTCGCATCAAAAGAGCAACTAATACAATTCCTTCTTCTACTTGTACTCTTCCGTACAAGGCTGAGTTAGCAATGACTTTCGGAGTTGTGCCGCTTACCGCTGTAGCTTCATAGAGTACAGTACCAGCTTCCAATGTTTCGCCAAAGTCGGCAGACAGCGTCAACTTATCGAAAGCTTTGTTTGATTTGTCAATACTATTGATGGTAGCTCCATGAGAACCATTACCTAGATGCATACCCACATAAGCCAAAGAGTTTTTCTTGATCTTCAAAGTGGTATTGGAACCGGTGGTAAATTTCTCATAGACTTCTACACGGATGGCCACCTGAGCGGTTTTCTTTACCAAATCAGCGGCAATCGGAGTGAAGGATGGAAGAAACGAACCAGCGACAAGGTTGGTCGTCTCCAGCTTGTAAGGGCCTCTACGTCTTACACCGGTGGAAACGTCATAGCGTTCCTCGATGGACGGCTCAGGCTCAATGTTGTACTTAAATCCTGCTGACATAAATTACTTGTTTTGTTGTTCGACAATAGATTTTGTGTCCGCCTCAATCATTTTGGCGAACTCGCTCGCTTCCTTCTCCTGCTTCTGTTCGGCAGTTTCAGGAGCTTTGGAGAACTGAAAACCGTTGTTAGACATATCCTGCTTCATGTCCTTGAAATAAGTGTCCAAGTCCGTGTTTTCGGGAATGTTGCGGTCTTTCAGCATAAATTCGGGAATACCGTACTTCTTCGCCACTGCTGAAATCTGAGAATTGCGCTGCGCCTGCGCTTCATTTTCCTCCATTTTGGCCAGCTTGTCGGCAAACGGCTTGATACCGGCGGCGATGCCATCGGCAATCATCTTTGCGATGTCCGTTTCCTGTGGCTTTGGAGGGTCGTTTGGTTTCGGTGGTTCTGGTTTCGGATTCTCGATTGGTTTCCCGTCTTTCAGTCCATGCTTCTTCTCGTAGTTTGAAACAGCGGAAGTCTGCGCCTGTCCTGCACGGAAATCACCATAGTTTTGCATCACGTCCTGAAATGAGATACCCTCAACGATGGAGGTCACCTTCGTTTCGTCCGTTACACCCTCTGCCTTCTTTGTGGCGATACGGGTGAGTGTGGCAGTGTCCACCCCAGCGAATTTCTGTTGCAGTCCTGCCAAGATTTGTTCAAAGATTGTCATACCGTATGAATTTGATTAATAATTTCATACGGTAAATTTACTTATAGAGAAAGGGAAGGGGAAATTTAAAGGCTAACGATACGAAACAATTAGGGAAATGTTCGTTTTTATACAAAAAAAGCGTGACTACCGAAGTAATCACGCTGAAATATCATTTTTTTTGAGCTTTTAGGTTCACCATTACATTTTTCCCATATTCTGTTAAAATCCAATATGTATATACTCCATCAACCTTTATAGTATCTGTTGCTATCAATTTTAATGCCATGAGTTGAATCAGTATTGTTTGAAAATCATTGCTTATAATACTATAATGATCCCCCAATAGACTTTTAGTCATTTCTGAATACATAGTATTTTCATTGGTCGGATTTAACAACAATGTTGATATTGACAAAAATATTTCATTCCAACTTACCTCTTGTTCATATATTTCTGCTTCTTCCTCAACAGAAAGCAATTCATAATCATGCGTATAATGAATAGTAAATTTATCTTCTCCTTGTTTATATCTTTCTGTTCCTTCTGGTATCTGAAAACTTAATACTCTGATTTTAGACTTCAATAAATCATTCTCCTTACGGAGAGAAATAAGTTCCTTATTGGCCTCTGCAGAAGATACTTCATCAGCTTTTACCCATCCGGTTCGAGGATGTGATTTTATCAAAGATGTTAAACTTAACACCACTTGAGCCGACAATACATCAGCATTGTTCCAAAACTTACATAACCTCTTCTTAATGAACTTCTTAAAATCTACTAGCTTTTCACGTTTTATAGGATCTTGTTCTATTTTTGTCCCTGGAAGTGATTCTGGACATTGATGTACAAATGATATTACTGGAACTCCTTGTTCAATGGCATATTCAAATTCTTTTTGTGTATAGCTTTTCCCTGATTCTTCTTCAATGGATCCATATCTTCCAGCAACGATTAAAACATAATAATCACATTCTCTGATAAGGCTTTTAATAACCTCCCATTGAGAATCATCAGAAGCATTGAAATATTCCATGCCAACAGGAAAACAATTCATTTGCAAAAGGGCCTCCATCACTTTCTTACGTTCTTCCTGTAAATCTTCGTATGTTGAACTGACGAAAACCTGATACTTCTTATCCATAATCACAACAAATTTATAGCTGCCAGTTCCTCTGTCAGCGCGTTAATACCTTTCTGAATCTTCTCCAATTGCTGTTTACGGGGTTTGTGTACTCCAGCCGCATAATGCCACAACTGGCGCTCATTGATTCCGGTTATCCGGCTCAAAGCAGCTTTAGTAAAGATACTGCTGTAATAGTTGATGAAAGTGGCAGCATCTATCTTAAACTTCAAGGTGAACTCTCCCTGTAAAACTTCCACTGGAGCGATGTTCATCTCCTTGCATGATTTCAGGTAAAGTTCAACAGCTTCCTTCATGTTCTTCTCGATTTCCTTCACGTCGTTACCGACAGTAATCACCGGAGCACCTTCAATATAGGCACTAAGATTATTTCCAGCATGTTCTACAATCACTTCTACGGTTTTCATACTGACCTCCTTTTTATCGTTAAACAAAAGAGGCGGGGGCTATTTTAGCCCCGCTTGCCTCAGAATGTTGTAATAAGTGCCTTTCTCAACGCCTTTCTTGCCGTGGTCTGGGACAATCACTACATGGCTACCATCAGTGTAAACCATGTGACTGCCTTTCTGCCTCACGAACCAAAAGCCATTTTCAGTAAGCAGCGTTACAACGTCTTTAACTGATTTGTAGCTCATAGCGTTTAAGACTTAATTACGATGCAAATATAGTAAAATAACGAATAATTACAAAGAAGTATTCATGTTTTTACTATGATAAAGAAAATAGCGATACCTCGAAAGATACCGCTACTCAATTGGTAAATATTTTAGATTCCCATTCGTCTGTTTTGTATAAACCTCGTAATTTTTCTGACTGGATTGTTTTATTCTTCAGATTTACTGCTGGAACTTTTGAGAGAGAAAAGCTGTTTCTGCTTCTCAATATCGTTCTTCTGTTTCTCAGCCTGCTCTTCCTTGATGGCTTCAATCTCATCCAGAACTGCATCCACGTTCCCCACGAAGGTGATGGCCCGCTGCTGTGACCAGATTTCACCGTCCTTGGCCTTAATAGCTGTGTCTATCTTGTCTTTGATGTCCTCCAGCTTATACGGCTGCATCTGCACATCCACGTCAATGGTTTCGGAGGCTTCTTCTAGGGTAGAATTCACGGAACCCAAAGCTGATATGAGGAAATTTACACGTCGTTGCATGAACTCGCCTACCGTTTCATTCAGATTTTCCACATTCAGGTGGGTGGACATGAACACATAGTCGAAAGTCACACCGGAAACGGCGTTTCCTGTACCCTTCAGGGAGTCAAAAGAGATTCTGGGCGTATTGGTCAGTCCGTATATCTGGCTCAGCAAGGTTTCCACCTCGAACTTCACCGTATCAGGTACCTGAGACCAGGTAAGATACTGGGCATTTGCTCCCTGGCCGGTCAGCTCGACCACCCGGTTTTTGAACTCACCGGAGAAGTTCTCCACGTTACCAAATAGCATGAGAATAGGGAAGAAGTGGTAGTCGATACAGTCTGCATAGTTTGAGAGAAGCTTCTCCAGTCTTACACGGAGGCTCTTTATCTTTTCACAGTATGCTTCCGGACGGTACATATAAATCACCGGCATCTTCTTGAATCCATGTGCAAATGAGCCTTTGTCAGTCCAGTTGCTTGTCAGTTCCCACTGATAAACCATGTCCTTGGTAATGGTCATGAAGCAGGTAATCTCCACGTCATTCAGATCTTTCTTCTTGTATTCACGGGACAGGGCCACCAAATCCCCCTGGTCATTGAAGAAAGGGTAGAGCTTGTCGCCACGGAACGGAGACCAGATGGCACTCTTCAGACGGTATTCAGGTTTTGATTTGCCGAAGATTCCTGAAATCTTTCGTTTGAGCTTTGCCCAGAAGCCGTCATCCTTCACCACATACCAGTATTCGGCCACTTCCTGCTCGGCCAGCCATGCCCGGACTACTTTCTTGTTCTGGTATTTCAACTTGTTTTTCTTGAACACCTGCTTCAATGTGGAAAGAAGGCTTTCCTCCGACTGGTCCGGCTGGCAATCAAGGACCGGTTCTGTTCCCACGGTGAAGGCAGTCTGAATGTTCACGATGTCCTGCTCGATAGGAAGAGCAATCCTGTTCGGGTCAACTTCTTTCCTTACCGCCGGCTCAACATATTCTTTCCCGGTTGTAGGGTCTGTAATCCGTTTCTCAGGCTGGGTCGTAATTTTGATTTTCGGGTATTTCTCTTCATCTATCACTATCTCGTGCTTGTTCGGATTCCAGTCGTTGTAAAGAGCGTGAGCGTTTGGTTGCTCGGTCTTTCGTCCTTTTTTCAGATAGTAGATTTTTCTCTCTACTTCCGGCATAGCTAAAATTTCTTCTATAGTCATATCTCAAAGTTTAATGTCCAAATATTCCTGAAACGTCTTTGGGTTTCATAATTCTACCGAGAAGTTCTCCCAGCACATAGTAGCGTGCAGCATCTATGCCATGATTATCGTGGTCTTCCGGCTCGTTGATGTAGTTTCCATCCTTATCTTTTGCCCAGACATAATTTCTGAACTCCCTTTGCAGGTTATAAGAACGCTTGGTAATGAATATTTCCATTCCCTGCATCTTGTCAATACCGGCATTGACAGAACCTTGCCCTTTCTCTACCGCGTATATTTTAATCCCTCCGTTATGAATCTCCTGGATGAGTCGCGGGTCTGCACTGTCGGCAATCACTCTCAAATTCCACGGGCGTAGCGTCTTTATAATATCCCCAGAAAGTAATCCAGTTCTATAATCCACTTCATCCAGATAAAGCGCATTGTCAATGATTCCACACCGGATAGAAGCCGATGGGTCATTGGTATAACCAAAGTCCTGCCCGATAGCTACCTTCTTGCACCACATGGGGAACTCATCTACGATACCCCATTTCTTGAACACGGCACCTTCGGCCACGTCAGCCCATCGGCCGATAACGACATGAGCATATTTCTCCGGGTTCTTCTCTTTCATTTCTTCAACCTCTCTCAGAAACTCAGGAGAAAGGTTCTCGATATTGTCGAAATAAGTCGTATGGATATGAAGCACATTCGGATGGGTGGAAATCTGTACCTGAACGCCGTCAATCTCCACCAGCCGGTGAGTATTCTCTATGTATTTCTTGTAGATGAAGTGGTTCGAATCACATGGATTCATGATAATGATAATCCGGTTCTGAATTCCCTTCTTACGGATGGAGAGCATAATCTTGTCAAACTCTTCCTCACTGGTCCATTCCTCTGCTTCATCACAGACAAAGGTGGTGATACCCTGAATAGATTTTAGTTTAGCGGTCTGATTCCCGGAAGAAGTCTTGATACCACGGAACATGATACGACTGCCGGTCATCCGGTTTACAATATCGGTTTTGGTGGTCTTGAAATACTTCGTTGTTCCATCCAAATCTATCTTTTCCATCATCTCTGGAATGATAGACATCCCGGCAGATACCATCGTATAACGGGTGTATAGAATCTGGTGGACTATCTTCTCTGTGGGAGTCATTTCGAATGTCAGACGCTCAATGAAGGTAGAAGCGTTGAAAGACTTCCCCGATCCACGGCCACCGGTGATAAGGATGATAAATTTCTCGCTGTCGGTATATAGCGGATGATATATTGCTTGGGGTACAATCATTTCAGTTTGTCTTTAATCCATGAGTCGATAGAAATTCCGTGGTCAATATCCTTTGGAATATCTGCGTCTTCGTCTTCTCGGTCTCCAAAACCTTCTTTTCTTCCTAATGTGGAAAGTAAATAGCGAATCATATACCCATCTGGACGTTCACGCCATCCGATAAAGTTCCCATTTTCATCTTTCTCAGGGATACCAAGCGCAAGTACACGTGCAGATACAAGGCATTCATCTACCAGAGAACCTCTTTCGTCGGTGATAGCATCTTTGAACTGGCAGTCTGTTCTGGCCCAATCATACACGGTTTTTCGGGTTACATTGAATACAGCAGCAACTTTAGAGAGATTTCCACCTGTTTTATGAAGGACCTCTCTGAATTTCGATATGTCTGGCTTCTTTCCCATGCGCGCGTATCTGTTTACTTTGGTTACTCAATCAATTTCAAAACCTCTTCTCCTTTGGCAAATTTTTCATCCGTACTGATACCCAACAAATCACAAAAATCTGATTTTGTCTCAAAAGAAGAAAATGAAAGTATTATATAAGCATCTTCATCCTGCCTGTGCTGAAATGCAGATTCTTTTACTTGTTGCTTTACCGCTTTCATGTGTTCTTTCTTCTCTTCATATGGCAGTGCAGCATCTTCAGGAATAGGATTTTTTATACCATCGAAGTCTGTTGGCAATAACAAGTCATCTAATGACTCTGATAAGGAATTGGCATCAACTTCACTTATCGCAAGTATATCATTCAACTCATCAGGACTCAACCCGACTTCGGAATAGTCTATATCAGGCAAATAACTCGCGAGCAAATCTAAATCAGGCTTGGTGTTTCCTACTGCCATATAAGTAAGCTGTTCCTTTTCTTTTTTTTCGTCAAGGTTCACAACCTCCACTTTTACCTTATAGTCTGTATCAGAAGTACCATCGTATTTGTAATACATATCCATAGCCTTGATACGCCTGTGCCCATCTATTAGGTTTCCGCTTAATTCATTCCATACAATACCACCAAGAAAACCGACTTTTTGCAGGTTTTTCTTTTGCAGTCTAATACGTTCATCCGAATGCCTCTTAGGGTTTATCGGATTCAGATTTATCTGCGACCGTTTTATTATTCTTGTCTCACTTTGTTTCAGTTCCTTCATAATCATGCTCAAACAACAATCGTTCTACCATAGGGTATTCCTCTATAATCTTTTTCAAGTCTGCCGGGAAATTACTTCTGAGCCACAAAAGATAGTTCATATCGCTTATATTCGTTCCTGCCGACTGGCTGTTACCGTATTTCTCCGGCTTTATAAGACTTTTCTTTTCGATATAGTTCAGAATATCAACATTCTTGTAAGCTGATAGGGGATAACATTTCTTTTGCGCTTCATTGATAGCTTCATCTTTGTACGTCCTTAGCATCAACCGTCTGTTCATTGAGTCGGATTGTTTGAACCCGAAAAATGCCCAGTCTATATGATATTTTTCTCTGACTATCTCTGTAAGCTGCGCCATACTGTACTGCCTCTGCTTTTCGTTCTTTATACAACCCATGTAACCACTCTTACGATATGAATATACCGCAAAGTGAGGCACTTGTATGAACTTCACATTATCATATTTCTTGCAGGTGTAGTTGATGTACCTGCTTATATGCTGCAAATCCTTGACAACATACATATAGACGCATACAATTTCTTTAAAATAGGGCGACATAAGGTCCAAAAGGGCTATACTATCTTTACCCGATGCCGAGTGAAATAGTATAACCCTCTCAGTCTGTTTTGAAATCTGCTTAATTATGTTTATTGCCTTGTCCATAATTAAACAACCCTACCACCGACTTTCTTGTTGATTCTTGCTCTTTGGGCAGCATTTGTACCCATTGATTGAAAGCGTCCGGCTTCATAGTCCGCTCTTGTTCGGTACTTCTTACCATCCGAGCCTGTTGCGTAAACTTCTGGCATAATCCTGAATTTAAATTAAACAATCTTTTTACCTATATGCAGACAAAGCCGCATAAAGCGGCTTGACTTATTTTAATCCTTCATGGTTAATCACTTCACTAATATGCAGGTAATAAAACAATGGAATTTCTTCTGGTGGATTTTTCTTGAACTCTTCTAACTGTTCGTCGAAATCGTGAAAATCAAATTCTTCGTGCATGAACTTTATGCCCTCTTCAGTAACCTCGCCAATACCGATTTCATCTATCGCCACATCAAGAAACCACGGGGCACCTGTGCTATAAAAATGAATTGCTTCTATATCAGTACGCAGAATAGGCTGGCACTCATTTTCACGTCCTTCTTTTCTCAATCTCTCGTTTTCTTCAAGTTGCTTGAAATTTGTAAACATCTTTTCGTATTTAGAACTTAGCTTACGAGCTTCTATAACTTTCTTGCCATTGAGAATATCCAAAGCATTAGCCTTCGTCATTATCAGCGAGTAGGCTTCTACTTCTTGGCCATTATATTTGATTGTTTTCATTTGATTATTAATATTTTACTATTCAAAAATAGTATATACTTACCTCAAAACAGAATAAATTGCTAGTACATACGAAACAATATGCCAATTGTTTCATTTTATACACACGCCAACTTAATGACGTGTGTATGAACGGTTTTTAAGCTGCCGATTTACTGTTTACTAAATCAAGTATAAACTTTCTACCAAGTTGCGTCCAACACAAGTATTGCTTTGCAACCTGCATACCAGTGGTATCACTTGTATAGGTGTGTGTCCTGTACTTGTCATAACCTAATCCCCTGTATTTGGCATAAAGCATGTAAACCCCATTCTGGTTGTACAATACGCCTAAATCTTTTAATATCTTGTACAGCTTTTTGGCACTCATGCCAAGTTCGTTGGCTATGATATTTGTTGTTATCAATCCTTCGCTTTGAAGGACATTGTCGAAGTAGGCAGCTTTTGGCGCCATCAGTCTGTTCTGTTCTTCTACCAGATTCTTTTCGGTTTCAAGTACAGATATTCGTTCTTTCTGCCTTTCGATGGTTGAGTTTGCTAACAGGATGGCTTTTGCCATGATTTCTTCTGGCGTATCATCCGATTTTACTGCCATATAACCGCCTTTAGTTCGGATTTCTTTCAGTATGGCTTTTACGCCTTTCTTGAACTGTTTGGCTATTGGCTTGCGGCTTTGCATCAGGACTTCATATAAACCGCTCTCTGTCAGCATCCAGACTTGACGGTTCTGACCTGACCGGAATAATGTTCCGACCAGCCTTTCATCTTCGTCTACTGTATTTACGAGTTTATTAAGGCTGCTTACATCGTATTCAATCCACTCTGCTACATCTTTAGCAAGAAACAACGGATTCTCTGCATTGCCGTAAACGGTAAGTTCTTTACCTAATAAAGTTGTTCTCTGTAAAACCTGTATCTCATTCATATTTTTTGAATTTAAGTTACCAATCTGACTCTTTACACACTCTGTCAATTCTTTATTGTTTGCGAAATACATCAAAGCTATCCCGATTTCTAGATACTGGCCGAAATACATGATTTCTCTTAGTTTCAATCCGTTTTCGGCTGCATACGTTTTTATTTGCAACATGTTCTTTGATTTCCATTCGCTTATGCTTATCCCGACATCAGAATTAAGCCCCTTGCAAGAAATATATATCCTGCCATTGTAGGTACAATAAGAAATTTGCTTATCTTTGTACCGTATGAATTGGGATTCATTTATGGTTTCTTTGTTCATACGCTGTAAAACCTGAATTAAACATATCCTCATTGATGGCCGGTCAATTCATCAATGAGGATTTTATTTTGACCGTAGTAGCAAGCTGGGATTTGAACCCATGCACACCTGAATGTCTTGCCTTGACCTGTCACGCCTGACATATAAAAAGGCAAATCTTAAAAGAGGTCTAAAGTGGCAGTTTACCCCTTGAAAGAAATGCCTTGAATATCTTTGCAGCGCAACTGCCACGAAGCGCATTTCATTCTATGGCAAAATTACCAACCGCCAAATGTTTATCCTAAAAATTGCCGTAATCAGAACAAACATTTGGCTGATTGTTTCAAAATAATCGTGTGAGGGATTTACATTGCAGTTTTCATCATGTTTGGATTAAAGCCTTGCATAAGATTACCTTCGCAGTCAAAAAAGGTGTCTTCTCGTAGCAGACTACCAATAAGTTCATTTGCAAGCCTAAATATCGGGTAAACTTCATCATTAGAGTCTATCATGCCATCTTTACAACATTTCTTTTCACTCAGAGAACGCAACAGCCAAAGTGTTTTCATGTAATACTGGTATTTTTCGGGGTTGTTGAACATTCGTTTTAATAACATAATGTTTGATTCAGTTATTACTGTTTCTTGTTTGTTAGTAAATGTTATCTTGTGCAATTCAGGATTAAAGTCTATAATTCTCATAAGTCATATTCTTTTAAATGTTAATACTAAGCTATCTTTATAAGGTTGCATTTTTTGAAACAACGCCATTCTTCTTTTTCACAATCGAAATACACCTGGCAGTTATCTGCTGTTTTCTTTGTACCCTTTGTCTCTGGTATTCTGCCACTCATTAAAGTACCGAAAGCCTGACGCAGTGTGCCGTCTGTTTTCTTGAAATAGAACTCAACCACCTTCTTATGAAGCAATGCACGAAGTTTGATATTAGTCCAAGCGCATTTCAATGCTTCACTCATTGAATAACCGTTCTTGCGTACAAATGACCAAGCAAGGTTCATAATCTCTTTTAATAGGTTTCTCTTTTCTGTTGCCATAGTTCTTATATTTATTAGTTCTTTAAATGCTGTTTAAATTTTATGCTGCAAATATAATTGATATTTAAATTATAGAACAAGCTTTCATAGTTAATAAAATCTAAATATAAAATTGATATTTAAATTATTTGCTTATTATTTAAATAGTAGATATTTTTGTGCTATAAAACTAAATTTAAATGAGAATTAAAGAATTGTTGCGAGAAAAAGGAATTACCGCAAAAGAACTGGCTTCTAAAATCGGTATGACTGAAACTGGGTTAAGTATCGCTATGGGAGATAATGGAAACCCACCATTAAAGAGATTAGAACAGATTGCCACCGCTTTAGGTGTGCCAGTAACAGAACTCTTTGATAAACCCAAAGAGGGAGTTATACACTGTCCTCACTGCGGTAAGGAGATAAAATTGAATCCGAATGTTTAATTTTAAATTTAGAATTATGAGAAAAATACTATTTATTTTATTGCCCACGTTTTTACTTGTGGGCTGTAAATCTCGCGAAGAAAAGGTAGCAGAACTTATAAAACAAGAAATGTTCAAAACCCTTTATGATTTTGAGAGTTATGAACCTGTTGAAACTAAAATAGATAGTGCATTTACATCTATATATACAGATTCAGTAATCAAATCTTATGCTTATATAGCACGCTCATTTCTCGATGACGTACAAGAAGGACTTGATAAAGTAAAAGATGCGCAAAGAACAGCAGAAATATGGAGAGATAGCTATTCATCTTATGGGAGGGGCAAGTATGAAGAAGCATACAATGAAATGAGAGAACATTTAGATGAAGTTAAATCAAAAATGAGTATTGTAAATGGTTATACAGATTCAATAAGAAATGCTTCTGTTGGCTTTAAACCTGAATTTTGCGGATGGAGGGTTAAACATAGATTTAGATGTAAAACCAAAGGTGGTAATTTTGATTTAGGCGATTATATTTATATTGTTGATAAAAGAGTAACTAAAATTATATATAAAGAAGACCCTGATGATGAATATACTAAAAAAGTAAATGGGTTAATTGAAGAAGCTGTTAGTTCAAAAAATGAACAGGAAGAAACTGATAGTGTTAGTGGTGCAACATCAAATATTTAAACACGATTATTCCAGCCCCGTTCCTTATGGTTCGGGGCTTTATCCTCTAAGAATCAAAATAGAGAAAGGAAAATAACCATGACAACAAACGAAATAGACAAATTAAGCCTTGAAAAAGCCCATGCCTTATTTGAAACAGGTGATATAGATAAAATTGGAGTAGGAACGGTGAAAGGATTGTGCGAGATTCACCGCTACTTGTTCGATGGCTTGTATGACTTTGCCGGAAAGGTACGTACATTGAACATCGCCAAAGGAAACTTCCGTTTTGCCAACTGCTTGTATCTTGATGCAATTCTCCCGGTTATAGAGAAGATGCCGGAAACGACATTTGATGAAATCATTGCCAAATATGTGGAAATGAATATCGCCCATCCATTTATGGAAGGCAACGGGCGAGCCACCCGTATTTGGCTGGATATGATATTGAAAAAACGTCTGAAAAAAGTAATAGACTGGCGCAATGTGGATAAAAACCTGTATCTACAAGCTATGGAACGCAGCCCTATAAATGATTTGGAACTCCGGGTATTGTTGCAACAGGCATTAACAGACCAAGTAGATGACCGTGAAGTAATATTCAAGGGGATTACTCAATCTTACTATTATGAGGGATATGAAGCATAAAACTAAAGCCGGAAGCATAACGCTCCGGCTTTTCTACTTTTGTAATATTTTATCCAGCATTAGCAAAGACCTTTGGATAGTTCCTTTTCTGGTATTGAATTCTCAGATACCCAATAAGGCTTTCATAGTCGGTCAAGAAACCTTCATTGACCAAATCAGCAATCTTCTTTTCAAGCTGCCACAATTCACGTTGTTTTTGTTCCTCACCATGCTTATTACGTAGCATCTTTTCATGACTGTTGAAGATAACCCAGTTCAAGGCTTCACCGACCTTCTGCATGGCTTTAGGCATAAAGTCTTTGGGAACGATTTTCATGATGGCAGAAGAGAGTTCCCTATAAGCGTCCCCAGCATCATTCCGGTAACGAATCATTTGATCAGAAACGAATTTGATTACATCATATTTGAATGACGCATTTAGCCACATAGCCAAATCAATGAACAATACAGGATGAACCCAGGTTCCACCGCATTTACCGCGTGAACTTAAATAGGGAGAATTTTGCCCATTTAGATTTTCTTTTTCAACGATGGTAGCGATTAATTCCTTGGTCGATTCATTTTCAAAGTATTTCTTCAATTCTTTGTTTGAGGAGTTTCGTTCGTTCCATAACTTTACAAGCCTGGTAGCATTGAAATAGCCGTCAACAGTGCGTTGAATAACTTCTAAATTCCCCATTTGCCTTACCATTTCTTGATTTGTTTTCATGTCTCAGTGAATCTTAGATTAAAAAATAACCCCACCAAAGGCAAGCTCCTCACTTCTTACCAATGGCAGGGTTTATACTTTTCAGCCGTGAGGATAGCTGTTATTATCTCTTTGAGACAAAGTTACCAACATGGTGATTTTTAGCCTAAGATTGCTTAAACCAAGAACAAACAATTGGTAAAATGTTTCATAAAAATACCCCGAGCCTTTCGGAACGGGGTTACTTGATTAGTCCTTTGATTTTCAGCCTTTCTAAAATCTGGTTGTAAAGGTACTCTATATCCTGCCGGAAATCCTTATACTGCTGGTAGATAAAGGAAACATCAGCGATATTGTTTGATATTACACACGGGGAAACATCCGGGAACACACCGGAAATCTCTGCCCGGATACCATTCGGCAACCGTCCACCGGCAAGCACACTGGGTGCAAAGAGGAACAGCACGATGAAGAGAAACTTCTTCCGCTGGGTGACGCTCTCCGGATTGGGCGGACAATCTGCATTGGAAAGTATCTCTCTGAACCACTCATAAATCTCCGAGATGAGAGTAAAATCAGTCAGGATGGGGGAGGATAACTCCTGCTCACGTTCTGATAATCTTGATTTCTGTTCACGTATTGATTTCAACTCCACGATTGATGAAAATTCTTTTGTCATAGCACGATTTATTTAGTTGGAAATTCTTATATTTGCATCATAATCGTGTGGGGGAGTTGGCTTCTAATCGTGTGGGCTGGCTCCCTTTTTTTATGCCAAGTAATATTCGTTCAGGATGGCAAAAGCGTAGATGATAACCGTAACCAGACTGTCCAGGAACACCGCCCATGCTCCCAGCTTTTGAATCTGACTGAAACTCATGGCCAGGACAACAAGGAAACATATCCATTGGCTTGAAAACAATCCTATCCCCAGCAATAAAAGTCCGATAGTATCCATGAATAATGCAACATGAAGCCACGGATGCGCCATCAGATACCATCTTTTTGATGTCTTATCCAGCTTCTGAAAGACTTTTACATGTCGGTATAAGGATTTACATCTGAACAGCTTCACAAACTCGTACAGGGCTTGTATGATGATTAAGGTGTAGAATACGTGTTTCATGGTCAGTAGCTTTTATCTCCGTGCTTATACGGACGTAGTTCATTGTATTTCATTTTCTGCTTGATGTGCCAGAAGATGTCGATATTTCTATCCCGGCAGAAAGCGAATATCTCATTCAGGAGGATAAATGGTTCATCCCTGTAGAAGTTGTCGGTGACATAGACACAGATTCTAAACATGGACTCCGTGAAGCTCATATCGGAATAGTCTTCCGTATCGCTTCCTTCGTAGTCAAAGCTATCCAAATCATATCCTCTCAATCCGGCCAAATCCAACAGACGAATACAGGCATCGGCAAGTTCTTCCTCGACAGTCCCTTTGATAAATGCCTCAAAGTCTTCCATGAATCTCCTTTTCCTAGTTTCTTCAGTCAATGGAACGCTATTCCCTTGCCATTCTTTGAACATTGCAACTTTCGCATGTTTCCCTTTCCGATCTGCTTCTACCGCTTCCATAAGTTCGGATATGACCAGACAAAGGAAATGTTCGTCACTCAGGTTTTCTTCATGCCATCCGTGGGCTACTGCACACTGGTAGGCTTTATCTCTTAATTTGTTTAAGTTCATAATTTTCTATATTTATGACATTTTGACATCGTTTCTATGGCACACATATTGTATGCCCATAATAAAATTTGATTATATCTATATGAATGAATTTGATTCTTATAAGAATGATTTTGGTTTTGAAATAGGCTCTGGGTTCTCAGGAAACTCTGATTACATGAAGGCTCTGGATGAGAAGAAAAGACGTGCTCTCATGGAAGAGCAATACAACTTTCTTCAAATTCAGAAGTCAGAAATTCTCACTCAACAGAAATATCGTGAGTTGCATCAGAAGGAAATACTTGCTCAACAGAAATACCGCGAAGAGCAACGTAAAGGGGCCAACCTTGAAAAATGGCTTCTTATAGTCAATACTTTTATTGCCATCGCAGCATTATTGGTATCCATATTCAAATAAAATACCCGATAACCGCCACAAAGCAGTTACCGGGTATCCACAAAGCACTGACACGGTCTGTCAGTGGAATATTAGGATTTAAAAATTAGCACACTAATCTTATTGGAAATTCGAAACTGATAGCATCGGTCAAGCCGTACCATCGTAGCGGACGAATCGGTACCGTTTGCAGTGTCATGACGGTACCGATTCAGCGATATCGCCACGAAACCACAAGATATTATTCATTCTGTGAATAATATTTTCTAAAATCTAAAAAGGATATATTTTGATTGAGTATATTATTTAATGTATCTTTAGCAAGATACTTCAAAATATCTTCTTTAAAGAAATTTTGAATAGAAACAAAATATTGCCTAAAATTTTCATCTTTATGCTTTATTCTTCTCTTATTAAGAGAATAAATATAACCTACAATAATCTCTATAGCATGGATCTTATTTATGTTATCATCATTTAATACTGAAAGTAAAAAATTACGTAATGGATGATTTGATATAAAAAATAAACCATACCTAGATACCACTATATCATAATTTTCAATATTAGTTTTTACATCAGATTGATTTTTAATAACATACATATTAGGAAAAGAACGGTAAGTATAATGAGAGTCACCATTTATCAATTTCCATCTTTTATTCCCCTTACGCCAACAAAATTCAAAACGTCTATTATTTTCAAACACCTGTATTTCAGATACTTCATATTCCTTTAAGAATATGTCAATGGTATGTTTTCTTGCTGAGGTCTCGGATAAAACATTACGTTTATTACAACTAAAACTAGTATCAAGACTTTGAAATAAAGATAAAGCCGTTTTATCACAATTTTTAATTTCCTGCACTAGCCTTTCAGCAGATGAATATGCTTTGCTCTCAATAGTCCATATTTCTTCTCCGAAATCACGAATACTCTGATTAATATATTTTTCGCCAGTATCAACCAAATTACATTTATAATCATGGAGAACCTCATCAAATAACTCTTTATCCTGATAATTTCCTTGACGAACAATGTTATCAATATTTCTCTGAACATCATCTAAAGCCCAAGAAAGCGAATATTTTTCAGACAGATGCTGTATCTGTTCACCAGCTATCTCCAAATAAGAATTATAGATAAAACGAAATAAATCCCTCTGTTCTTCTGAATGCTCTAAACCATCACGAGCAACATTTGTTTTTGGAGCCTTTGCTCCTTGACAGTCTACCAATACCACATAATTTCGTCCTAAGTAACCAGGTGTATAGCCAGAGACAAGAATCCCTTCTATGCATATTCCAATAGGAGCATTGCGATCATTTAACAAATCATTCGATGGATTATATAAGCTCCAACTATCATTATATAAATAGTGCTTACGAAGAAGGAAATACGCTTCTACGCCTAAATCCAAATCGACTTTCTTTAAAAGCTTATACTGTTTGTCATCTACAATTATTTTGTAACGCATTAAAAAATCTCTGAGTGCTTTTTCATTTGAGTCAAATCCGACACAAGTCTCAACCTCATTTTCTATCACTACGACCTTGCAATCAGGTTTTATTATCCAATATCTTAAATCATCAACTATATTTGACAGGTCGACATTATCATGAACCTTCAAAATAAACGTAGTACCATGATGTTCTCCCAATATTTCTGTTGGATCAACATCATTGCGTAACATGTATTCGCCTTGCAGATTTTTAATTTTCAATCGATGAGCCTTTTCCTCTTCATACCACAAAGTAATTACTTCAAAGTCGTCACTAATCATAAAACAAGTTAATAGTCCAATTCCGAAGCGACTAATAGAATGAAAGTTTCTGTTCTTAGCTTTAAATTCTTCAGATTGATATCGAGAGGATCCGACTTTAAGCAGATATTTTTTTATTATCTCTTCATTCATTCCAGTACCATTATCAGATACCTTTAGAATGCGTTTTTCTTCATCCCATTCTATTCTTATTTCAGGTTTATAATCAGTAGAACCATATTTTGAATTATGATTCATTAATCTACAAGCATCAATTGAATTTTGAGCTAATTCACGCAAAACGACATTGGCTTGATTGTATAATGTATGACCAATTAATAATTTAAGAATATTATCCTTGTCAAGTTCAAACTTAAGTTTTTCAGCATTAAATCCCTCCGTTTTTATCCGGCTTCTGCATATTCCATCCCAAGGAAATATATAGCCATTTTTATTGTCATCACTAGATGTTTTACATATTTGAAATGTAAGTTTAATTTCTTTTTCTGCATAAGAAAGATAATCCATAAAATGAGAATAAGCATCTTCATCATTGAAGGATGCAACAACTTCTAATTGATGTGGATTAATGTTTTTGTCAACTTTACCATCTTTATCTTTTTCTTCCTTAGGACGAATCCTTTTTACTGCTTTTTGTTTAACCCATTCTCTTCGACTATAACTGTTTGTAGGAGAAATTATATTAAAATCAACATCCGGAGTCCGTTCTGAATTAACATGTAATAAATCAGTGGTTCGTAATATAGCTGCAGCAAATAACAAATTTACTTCTGATTCTCTAGCCTGTTCATAAGGCTTATTAATGTCAAACTCAGCAACATCAGCAAATGGTTCACAGTGGCTTCTGCAAATTTTTCCTAGGTCTTTTAGAAAATCAGGATCCACATTGCACAACATGTCATACAATACTTTTACAACCGGATTATCAGATTTTTTTCTGTTAGCTACTTCTGTCAACCACAGTTCTATTCGATTGCCGTGGTTATCTCTTACATAATCCTGATAAATATATTTTTCTCGTTTTTCTTCAGACAGCTTTGAATATTTAGATGGGTCAATTTTACTACTCCGATATGTCTTAAATCTGTAATCTTTATCTCTATTGTCAAATTCATTTTGAGTTATAAGCATCCCTAAATCATGAAAATAAAATGACAAAACTATCATCATCCAATCAGTAGGAGTCATAACTAATCGTGTTTTTTCTGGAATTATATAATCTAACAACTTCAACATACCATTAACATGAGTAATATCATGTTTGGTATATTCAGAAAACATTCCATTACTGCCAACATGTGATAATAATGATGCGAGTTTATCTTTCGCATTATCCAAATCAAAACCTGTGAATGTTTCAAGTCTTAATGCTTTTTTTGCTTCGTCTTCTGCTTTGTATTTTTCTTCCTCTTTCATACTAAAAATCAATTTTATCAGATTCGTTATTATTGTCTAATGGACGTAATATAGAAATAGATATTACCTTGTAAAGGTAATTTTTTACTAACATCTCAATAAAGCGTCCATGATATATGCTATACTCATCAATTGATATATTAACACCTTTATGTCCTATAATATTAAATATAATTCTATCACGATAACAAACAGGACGAAACCAAGCAACTTTGTTCCATTGATCAGCGCAATGAGTAAAATCTCCATCTTCATCATATAACCATGTGTCTATTTTACCAGACTTTATAAGATATTTAATATCCTCAAGCAATATTTCTGGTTTAGATGTAATCACTTGTATAGCCATTATTGTATAACTGTTTTATTAATCCAACTTATTCTATATGTTACTATATTTTGATGCAAAATATGAATATCCAATTTTATTTTTATCATAATTATTCAGCAATCCAAAGATACTTTATTTATTAATTCAATTAATACTTTATGGAAAATTTTTATCTATTTCCTATATCTCATTTGATGCTGAACGTCCCTTCTTAAACAAGTTATTTCAATAGTTTATTACACTTAGCACTCTCATTTTCTGTTATTTAGTATTCCCTACTACTTAATCAGCTCGTTAGTGTATCTAGCCAGCCGTCCATGAAGCCTGTCCTGCTTTCTTCTTTCAGACGTGTGTCTGCTCTCACATAACCGGCACCTGCTGGTGTAATGGGCGCCGGATTTCGTTTCATAGGCACGGAACTTTCTTTCCGGAAGGTTCCGGCCACACTCAATACAAACTTTCATGATGCAGCCCTCCTTATCAGTCCCATATTACGGTTTACCAGTTCGATAATCTTATCATGGTGATCACTCGTTTTATTGCAAGCTGCACGGCTTTGAATTATCTTGAAAGTTTTCAAGTTTACTTCTATTGTTTCTAATCGTTTCCCATTCTTCTGTGCTGTGAGAATAAGGCAATCTTTTCGCCTGTAATATTCATTTTGATATACACAATGGTGCATTGCCTTTCCTTCCAGGTAGAACTGGGTAACACTTTCCAACGGACGGATCACGATACCTTCATCCTTGATTTCCATTCCCAGGAACGGCTGGATTCTTTTGATGAATGACAGAATATCCTGTTTCATTCTGAACATTCGTTCAATCCTTTCCTTTCGTTTCTGTTCAGCCCGAATCTTCGCTTCTATCTTTCTCTTCTTCTCAACCAGCTTGTCATGCTCTTTCTTCAGGTTCTTAGGGCATACATAGTGAGCGTTATGTGTGTCAAGGTGGAAATAATCAAGCAAATGAAGATAATCATCATACATGGAACCATCCTTGATGATATACCCGTTACGGTTGCAGATATTCACTACCCACGGATGATAAATACAACCACGATGCATGTAAAAACTCAGCATACCATACTGTTTCGTCTTCAATAGCATTTCCGCATACCTGCTTTCTCCTAAAATGGCATGTATCAGCCTTGCCGGAGTAATACCATGGAACGAAGTACGAAGGCCGTTCCTTCGGAGTATAGGCAGCAGCTTTACTTTTGGATATACATATCCGTTTATGTCATAGCAATTATATCCGTAATCATCAACAGAATTTTTGATGCTTATAGGCTGCGCGTATATCCAGGCATTCTTGCCCATATTCATTGGTCTGGCCATTACTGTTTCTTTCCTGTCTTCAGTTATCCACTGCTGGCAAACTTCCATGCTATGGTAGAATATTTCCCCCATTTTCATCCCTTTGTGCTTTCCTATTTCCACATGTCTGAGCACCTGAAACTTGTCTACTGCCGTGACGATAGTCATGTACTCATACTGACACAGCTTTTTCTTCCTGCTGGATTTTATTTCCAAGCGTTCACCGCAGTAAGGACACCGTATGTATCCTTCCTTCTGTCCGGTTGTGTCTACCCACATCTTTCCACATTCACTGCACCACATTTCATCTTTACAGCGGTAAGCGTTATGTGGGAAGCAATGCTTCTTTCCCCACCGTATTTGGGCTTCTGTTATCGCTGGCAGCTTACTACTCAATTCAGCCACCAGCCTTTCACGTTTTGTCCTTGGTCTCATAGTTCTCCGAATAATGAAAGTTGCAGACTGTTATCATCACCTCTCTTGCGTTTCGGCTGCGGCTTTAATTGTGGTTTTGGTTGCTCTGCTTTCGCAGGTTCAGAAGCCGGAGCCACTACTTCCACACGTTCCTGCACCTTGTCCACTTTGATGTCATCCTCATCGTAGTAATGGACTGCCCATCCGTATACGGTTGCATCATCTACACCGACTGCGTTTCCTCCTTTTGCCAGCTTTCTGGCTTTCGAGTAGATATACTTGATACATTCCTCGATACTCTTGTTCGCTTTCCTGTAGGTTTCGGCAAAGAGAGAATCAGTCTTTGCACGATTCTCCAAATACGCCTGGATTGTTGTTTCAAAATTTGAACTTGACATAATAGTATTATTTTAGTTCCATCTTTGAGGTCGGTTGTTGATTCTCTCCAAGTAAGCAGCTATCTTCTTTTCCGCATCCTCACCGTTGCGGACGAAAATTCGCGTCTGTGTCTTGTCGCCTGGGATAGCTACATACTTTCCATGTTTCTCCAGTTCCCGATGCTGGGCGATTTTCAGTTCGGTTCCAGAAGGGTTCTTCTCCAAATCCACTTTACGTGGAAGCATTGGGTCATTTTCCGTTATCATTTTGCAAGATATTTGTTGATTATGTTACTCACTACAAGTCCAGCTTCATCACACATCCCGGCAAAGTTGTCAGACAATGAAGCGTTTTTCTCTTCATCCGGTATTCGTACTATGCTTCTCAGTTCTTTCAGAACGCGCTTTACCTGAAAAACTACCTGAGCATCTATTCCGTTTGATTCAAGTTCAGACTGGAACTCCAGTGCCGCACCCTCAAGTAAGTCTGAGTAGATGAACAGCTTGTGCATCTTGCGAAGCATTTCTACCTTGAACTCCGGGGTATAGTCCTGAAGAAGTTCTCCCAAGGAATGCGGTTCCAGCTCTCTTTCAAGGGAGTCAATCTTGTTCTTGATTTTCTGTGCTTTGGCAAAGTTCATGGATGAAATCAAGGCGATATACTTCTTTCTCAGTTCATTGAGCTTTCTTTCTGATTCTTGTCTTGTCATTTCTCTACTTTTCTGATGATTAAATACTTTGGCTCACCCTTGCGGAGATTGCTTAATGTCTCTTCGTCAACCTCTGCCTCTGTGAGTCCGTTCACGTTCATGTATTGTGGAAGACGGTATTTCTCACGTAGTCTCCTGATCAGGTTCCAGTCACGAGTTACCCAGTTGATTGTGATTTTCATATCATTTTCTCAGGCTTTCACCGCTGAAGAGGACGGTTTTCGTTATCGCCCTAAGCCGGTCAATGGTTCTTTCCCCATATTTCTCTCTCAGCTCGTCTATCGTGAGGTTGGTGGTCAGGATGAGAAGCTTTCCTTTCTTCTCGGCTTCGTCTGCCAGCTCAGCGAATGCAAGCCTTTTTTCGCCGTATTTGACGCTAAGATTCTCTGTCCCTATATCGTCAACGTAGATGATGTGTTTTTGCTTCACGGCGTCCAAATCTGCATTCATCTGCTGTGCATCGTAGCAGCTTACCACCTTGCGGCAGTAATGGTTAAGAACCAAAGGAAGAATCTTTCCGCAGATAAGGGTCTTTCCGCGTCCGCAATTGCCGAAACACAAAAGTCCGCGACCTTCATTGCCGGCCAGCCAGCCTGCCACTTCTTCGTACTCAGGAAGCCATCTGGCATTTTCTCCAGTGAAGTACCTGATACCGGCCCAGAGAACTCTTTTGGCATCCGGAACGGTTACCTGTACGATGTTAGGAATAGGGGAGAAGCCCATATCTTTAAGCCGTTCGATTGTCTGTTGAAAATTTATCTGTTCCATGTTTACCAGCCTTTCTTGTATTTTTCCGGTGAATTATCCTTCAGAACTATACCTACATCTGTTTTTGAAAGAGCTTTTTTCTTGGCCTGAGAAACTATCTCATTAAATTTTGAGTTGATGTTTGTCACGCTAAAATTCTCGAATATCCAACCTTCTTTTATGGATAAAAGCAAATATTGAAGTGCATACAGGATTGATTCATCGGCGACATCCATCTGCTTCTGTTCCCGTTGGAACTTCAGTTTTTGAAGCAGCTGGGACATTGCTCCTGCATCCTTGGCCGTCCAGTAATAATCACTTCCGAACAACTGTCTGTAATAGGTTTCAAAAAGGGAACGGGCTTTATAATTAATACCCTCCCCCTTGGGGGGTGTGGGGGGAATATTATCATTAACAGTTTCTTTATCTTTCTTTTTCTTATTGCCCTTACCTTGCCCCAAATCTTCAATTTTTTCGGCGATTTTTTGCGACATTGCCCTTAGCTCTGCCCTTAGTTCGCCCATAGACACCTTTAAATCGCTGATTTCTTTACTGTTGTCTATGCCCTTATCTTTGTCCTTGGGCTTGTCCTTGATAGGATTGTAGTCATCGTAATTGCATAAGGTTATGACAGTCATGCCCTGTTGGTTACAGGTTGTAATCATCCCCTTCTTCTTCAGTTTGGACAGGAAATATCTGACCTTCTTCTCAGACCATTTCCAACGCTTCATCAGAAACGATATGGATGCTGGATATTGACCTCTTGAATAAGAGATTTCCCGACCTCCGATGAGTTCGCTGTACGCCTCGCCGGTTGCATCAAATCGTGCTGACTGAATCAAGTCAAGCCACGCTTCGCATTCCGAAAACTCACGGGCTACTTTCCACATTTCATTCGAGAAAAACCTGCGGCTTAGCCTCAAAAATCCTTCTTCCATAGTTTCAGAATCTTACGTTAGTCAACTGTCTGCTATTGGAGTACACGGCCCATTTGCCGTTTCCGCTATCCACCAGGCGTAAATCCTTGACTTCGCCAAATCGTTTCAAATTCCCGCAAAGGTCAACGATCCAGCCAGCCTCCTTGTTAGGATGCGGACGGATAGCACGACCGACTATTTGGTACCATAGAGCTAAAGACATCGTCGGACGGGCCATGACAATCGTATCCAGTTCAGGATAGTCAAATCCGGTAGTAAGTACACCTACATTGGCAACGACCGGTATCTCTCCAGCCTTGAACGCTTCAAGGATATGTTCACGTTCTTTCTTCGGTGTTTCTCCTGAAACGATGGCTGTTCCGGGAATGGACCAGGTAAGGCGTTCTGCTTCCTTCAAAAAACGGGTGAAAACCAATATACCTTTTCGTTTTACACCGCTCTTGGGATTCATAAGCCTTTGGACGATGCTCACCAGAAACCCGTAGAAGTCGATACGCTCATACTCTTTCACTACAGACTTGTCCGTGTAGTCGGCTCCGGTCGTGTTCACCTTCAGGTTAAGTTCGTTCCATCCCAAAGGATTCATCGGATAATAGTTCAGCTTCGAAAGATACCCCATATCCAATAGAGTAGAGATTTGAACCTGATAGATTACCTCAGAGAACACGCACGGGCGTGTGCGTGTGATGAACTTCAACATGCTGCCGAAATCCCTGCTTGATGAAAGACGGTAGGGCGTAGCCGTCAATCCAAGGACTTTACATTTCAGCATCGAAAGAAATCTCTTGTACATTCCGTCTTTCGGATTAACCAGATGGCACTCGTCGATAATGATATTCTGAAAATGCTGGAAAAGTTCCGGATGGTTGACTACGCTTCCGATAGTGGCGAAAGTTATTCTTGAAATCTCCTTTCGTCCGAATGAGGCAGAGTAGATGGAACAGTCCAGAACACCATACGAACAGAGCTTCAGATAGTTCTGTTCGAGTATCTCCTTACTTGGCTGGAATACCAGCGTGTGCCCTTCAAGACGGCTGGCGATGTCGGCAATCACAAGACTCTTACCGGCTCCGGTAGGCAGTACCATGATGGCATTGTTCTTCTTGGCTCTGTTAGCAAAGAAGCTGACCGCTGCATTACTGGCCTTCTGCTGATAATCCCGTAAAACATAACTCATAATCCTTTCTCCTTACTCAGTTTGTCTCCCAAAGCCTTGTAATACTTGGTGAGTTCTATTAATTCAAAATCAGTCCATTTCTTCGCCTGGCTTGCTCTCCATGCCAGCTTGTCGAATCGTAGCTGGCCGATTTTAGCTTTCAGGTTCTTTTCATATTGTATCAGATGGTCGGCACTGAATCGGTTGCACGCCCGGCATTCTGCGTGGGCGTTGTCCTCGTCAAAGCGTGTGGCCATGTGGCGGCGCGAATGGAAGTGTCCGCAATCGGCCTGTTCGTATGGCTTTATCTGGCCGCATGATATACAGCGGAAATACCCGTTCGGCATACAATCACGAAGCCGGATATAGCGGCTGAAAACTTTGTCGAGTTTGGCCACTAAATCCGGCTTCTTCTTAATCTTGATACCTGCCTTGTCAAATAACGGTAAAGGCTTTTCTTTCTTCTTTGTTTTTCTTTTTATGTAATATGGCATTATTAAATTATAAATTTAAGAAGGGGCATATCCTTCCCAAAAAGAAGTGTAATGTGTCTAATTTTAACTTAATCATAAAAGATTGGATATGCCCCAGTTATTTATTATCTTTGTCTTTGTCTAATTTTAATTTTTTCAATTATGGGTAGATTTACAAACGAGCAATTATTAAAATTGCAACAGAATTTGAAAGTTGGCAGATGTCCTAATTGTGGATATGAAGGTAATAAGGATGTATGTCCAGAAGAAATGCACCTTGTCTCTTTAGACATTGATTCAAGACATACAGTAGGGCTCGAATCTTTAGGTTCATATCCAGTAGTGATGGCAGTATGCCCTAATTGTGGTTTTATTTCACTTTTTAGTAAGAAATTTTTGTGTAGATAATCTACAATTTAAAACCCATCCGTCTCCCTTTACATTTATTCTTAAAGGAGACGGATATTTTCCTTTATTATTAATTCCTTTTCTCATATTATTCATAATTTTAGTTTGTGGTACCGGCAGGATTCGAACCTGCATGAGTTGTCAGTTCTTTGCATCTATGGATTGACCGTCCAATCATTGAGCATAGCGTCTACCAATTCCGCCACGATACCAGGTACCCGTCTTTCCGGGCTGTCAGTTAATCAACATAAGCCATCGAGAACTCTTTTGGAATAAATCTTCCTACTGGAATAGGTTTAGCTGATTCAATAGAGGTATGAATATCTTTCTTCTCGTATTCATGCCCTTTTTCTTTGGCTTGTTTCTCATATTCTTCCTCTTTGTTTTTAAGCCAATGAGAAATAAGCATCATTGCCCTATCTACATTGAAAGTGTGAACAACAAAGGTTTGCGTTCTTTCCTCTTCATCATCAAAGGTTACTTTGGTTTCAATCTGGTAGAACTTCTTTTCATTAGGCTTTGATTCTTCCTCAGAACTTTCCAAATCCGTTTCATCCAAATATTCTTCTGAGACATTATCAATTTTGCGTTCTTTCAAATTATCAGTAAGGATGATACATGAATCAAACTCTTTCGCCATTGTCAAAGTAAAGCCTGACTGATAGTTTAATTCGATATAGTCTTTTAGGATGGCAATTACATTATCTAATCCGGTAGCATAAAGAAGAAATTTGTATTTCTTATCATCAATTTGGGCTTGTGCGATATAAGGATACAAACATTTGTTTTCATTCTCAAATGCCATTCGTTTTTGGTTGCTGACCTCTACCTCTTTAATCCCATCAGCTTCCATACTGAAACGGATTTGTGCAAGAGTGTCTTGGTCTATCAACGTGCCACGTGTAAAAAGAAGCTCATTTCTTTCGATAGTGATTGTTTCTTGAGTGGCTTCGTCTATAAAATCTTCATTCCATGTTTTATACACGCCCTTTGCAAGATACATATTAAGCATCTTTGCCGGGTCTGACGTTACATATCTTAGCTCTGTTTTTCTTGTTTCTATCATATAAACTCTTTATTACGTTCGATTTCTTGTTGTGCAAAAATTAGCATCTGTTGTTCGTTGGCAGCATATCTTACGGTTTATAATCTCGTTTATATATCCATCTATATCCTCCAGCTGTTGAATGCTTTTTTACAGCACGCCATATGCCACCATGATGAATACCAGTCTGCCTTTCTGCTTCATTTGTTGAGGGATATTCATTAACAAAATTGCCGTCTAAATCCAACTGTACGACAGGTATAGAGCATTTACCATTTTTATTGGCATTACCTATTTTTTGAGAATGCTCTTTTGATAGATGTTTTCCATAAAAATGATGTTTTGCTCCTATTTTGCATTCACTCAATCTCTTTTTAGTAATCGGGTTATTTTGATTTTCCTTTATTGTTACCCATCTTAGATTTTCAACTCTATTATCCGTTCTATTTCCATTTATATGGTCTATACACGTCTTTCTTAATACATTTTCAATAAAGGCGGCTGCAACAAGCTTGTGAATAGGAATTGTTTTCCCTTTACTGTTCTTTTTTAAACAAACTGTTAAATAGCCATACTTATTAGGTCTTGGTTTGATACTAACTCCTTTTCTGAAAATAACTTGTTTATTTTTTAGATAAGGAGCATCATACCATCTGTCTTTTGACCTGACATTGCCTTTATTGGATACTTGGTAATATTCTTCATACCCTATAATATCCTTCCAAACTTCTTCCATAAGAATAGTTTTATAAAAATTCTTTATTATTTTCTATTGCCTGTTGGATATGGATTAAAAAATCACGTTCAGAACTACTTGGTAAGTAAATACCGGCCACAGATGCGCTCCAGTTACGAAAGCGGTCAATGCTCAAAGTCATTTCACCTGTTGTCAGTTCTGCAGAACTTCGCAGATAGGTTACTTCCTTGCCTTTCTTGTTGACCGTCTTTCTCTCAAACAAATCACGGTTGCAAGTCCTTTTGTAGAAGTCTATCTTTGCTTCATCAAGGCTGCAACCGTACTCACTGCCGAAATACCCTAAAAGCAGATGCAAATAGCTGTTCTGGGATAGCGTGCGGTTAGGGAGCTTCTTTCTCACTTCCACAACTGCATGCTCCTGGAACAGCTTGTTTACATAAGCCTTGAACTTGGGTATATCGTATTCATTCTTCAGATTGAATATGCTCATAGGCTAGAACGGTAAGTCATCTTTGGGATTTCCATTCGCATCTACATCAGGTGGAAACGCCTGTGCCATGGTTGGCGTTTGTGTCGGTGCCGGTTGCTGTGCTGGCACGGATGCTGGCTGGTGCATTGGCTGACGGCCTTCCAGTTTATAGCAGCGGATGGACACCATGCGTTTTAGTTGTCCGTCCTGATTTGTCCATTCCCGACCTTGCAGGGAAAAGGAAACCGTTATTACATCACCGGTTCTGAACTGGTCAAGTTCGGCACATTTGTCACCACTTACTTCAAGTGGCAGGACGTTCTCGTACTGGCTTCGTTCACCTGTATAGGGGTCATAGGTTGTGGCATCAAGAATAAATTCACGTTTCACAAACGGGTTGCCACCGCTTTTGGATGGGATTTCTTGGGGCTGGCCAATATAGACCAGCCGTCCGGTTATTTGATTAGGCATAATATATAGATAGAAGATTTGACGAATTAACTCTAATATCCATCAGAATTTTTCGCCGTTCATTTGTTATCAATGCGTAGGCACAATCTCTAGTAAGATAGGTCAGAAGTCCATTTTGTTCACCTCTAAGCTCATAAATCCTTCCATTGTATTCAATTTCATCCATTTATCTAGTCTTCTGCAAAAATTTTCTTATCGGTTATCAAATCTCTGTTGTCATTCAAGAACCGGATAAAGTCCTCACAATGATTTATAAGGATAGGTATATCCCGTGCCGGTACGAAAGTGTAGCTTTCAGTATAGGTTGATTTGAAGTCCGTAACATTATACTCAAATGACCTTACATCACTTCCGTTCTGCATCAGACAGTATGGATAAACCATGTGCTGCCAGTGGTCTTTGAACTTACCTACATAGTAACTTCCGGTAGTCTTGATGTCATGTACTGACATCGGCATCAGTTCATCTATATAACCATATAGAAGAACTCCTCCGAAGCATGTTGGCAAAACTGCTTCAACCCGTTGCTGGGTCAAGGCCCCTTTGTAATAGTCTGCAAACTCACGGCAGATTGAGATAGGGAAATCGAACTGACGGCATTTATAGGTGGCTCTCAGCCCGACCAATGTCTGTCTGCCATCCTGCATGTCTGACAATAGTCTTTCCACCTGTACCTTGTCTGATTTCCTGTTTTCAACCATACAGTCGACTACCTCATTGAAAGCCGTTCCCTTGTCGGCTGCTTCACTATCAAACGGGACACGGTTTATAGTGTCAATCAGGCTCTGAAACTGCTGCTGTCTGAACTCTTCGGGGGTATGTGGGGGATTCTCACTGAATCCCCAATACCTTTCCCAGATGGCATCACTTTTCAGATAGCTTGTAAAGGCATCCAAAAGTGTAGCATAGAACTTGAATTTAGGCTGCTTTGTCTGCATAAGTCTTTGTCTCTTTATCGAATACCAGCCCGAGAGCTTTTACTTTTGCTGAAAACAGATTTCTGGCCATATTCAAGGAACTGCCTACATGCTCAAACTCATTAATTCTTGACGCAAACTCATTTGCAGAACTGGCATCAGTAATAAGTTCGATGTTCTCTTTGATTTCAGCTATGACCTTATCATACCTTGCAGCTTCTTCTTTCTTTACCTGCAACATGCTCAGGTAGGGCATAATTACCTTTGCAGTGATAAAGTCGTTCTTGGCTGTGGGATTTCCATTCTTGTCAAGAATTGTAGGCACCTGCATCAGTCCCGGCAAATTGCAGGTGTTTTTCCCGTCATTTCTTGATGTGGGGTCAAATGTGATTGTACGCTTCTGCACACCGTTCTCATTGCGCATTTCCAGATACCCCAGCAAATCAAGTTCCGTAACAATAGAGTTGTACGATTTTTCTCTTAAAGCAGGTATGAACACGGTGTCGTCACCTTCTTTCCGAGTGTCACGGTGGGCCACAAACACTACGTTCTTGTTAAGTGATGAAAGGGTTCGTGTCATCCATGAGAACTCAGCGTTGATACCTCCCCAGTCCTTGATTTGCGGCTGTCGTGTACCGCATTTGTAAGAAATGATGAAATCCATCATCTTTCCGATGGTGTCCACAACTATTGTCTGATAGGCCGAAAGGTCTTCCTGCAATACCTGTTGTACATCCTGCCATGAACTTACCTGTACGATGTCTATACCGTCCAGATGTGCCATATTCACACGTTTCACACCATTGTCAAAGTCGAGCAGCAGCGGTTTCGGTGCGCTCAATGCTACTGTTGTCTTACCCATACCTGCCTGACCGTAAATCATCATCTTAACGGTGGAAGGAATTACTAATTCATTGGATTTCTTAATCAAACTCATAACGCAATAGTTTTAAAGTAATATATTAATACATCAATTTTGCATGTTTTATCACGTCCCAGGCATTACAAGCCCATCTGCTGTGTGGTACGCCTTCTTTGGTCTTGTATCTTATCCTTCCGGATTCGCACAACTCTTTCAGCCTTTTGAGACCGCCTACTATCGAAGCTGCTTCGTATTTCCCGAAAGACTTGTTGTTTAAGACGATTTTCAATACATCTTCGTTTATCATAAGCATTTTATTTTAAGCAGATAATTGCCGAGAAACCCGGATACTCTGTTGCTGATACCCGGTATTTCACATCCATTTTGTTTTTAAGTGTCCCGATCAAGCGGAGGTCACGATTGCGCCGTGATGCTTCCAGCTTGATTCCGTTATGCCGTTTCTTGTCATAGGGAACCTTGTAGATGTCCCCTTTCTTCATTTCGTCAAAAAGACGTACTGTCTGGTAGTTTTCGTCTACTGTAATTTCTCTAACCATAGTTTAAGTATTTGATTGTTTGCTGGCAGAACGGGACTTGAACCCGTGACTTCCATGCTAACCCTTACATGGTGTTCTACCGCCTGAACTATCTGCCAATGAAAATGCCGAACTTTACAGCCCGGCATCTACCTATTTTCTATAACCCATAAAAACTAATCGACTAAGACAACCAGCGATTTGACCATGTTCTTGAAACTCTCAAACTTCGATTCAATCTTTTTCTCTTCTTCCATGTAATACAGCATTGATTTTCTGTATTCTTCGGATTCGCGTTGCAGATTCTGTGTGTATGCCACGAGTTCATCATGCGTCATACCCTGTAATTCCTCATTTGTTTTCATGTCTATTCTTTTTAATGTTATTGATTTCCGTATCTATCTCCTTATCAAACAGCTCCCGTCTGTCCAGTTCCCTTGAGCGTGCCGCCAGAATGGCGTTGATGTCCGCAAATTCATCGCAGATGCTCTTTATTACCTTTTGAAGCTCTTCCATCCTTATCCATTTTATAAGCGGCCCAGAAGCCAGTTATTACAAACCCTGAAAATCCAATCCAATAGACCGGATTCAAATCCTGATTGAAGTGCATTACCAGAACGGACAATGCACAGAGAAAAAGTTGTATTTTCATAACCGTGTGTATTAAATATCGTTCCCGTGGGCGTTCCGGTGGTTGCCTTACTGCTTATCAAAGGTCTGGTAAGCCACGGGTATATATAGTTCATGCTGGTGTCTAATCAGTGAAGATTGTCTTTGTAGCCGGCCTACGGCCACCTGCAATCGTATAAGTGTCTTTTTGTTATCTGTGTGATTCGTATGCTGCGTTTGCTTAGTGCAGCCCTTTACTCATACTCTTTTCACACAGCCGTTATCGCTACTCAGTCGTCCGTTTCACGTCAGGCTTAACGGTAAGCCTAAATTTCCATCATGTCAAAGAACCAATCAAGTAGAACCCTGCCCGATTCTCGCTATCGGTTGCCGTTCAGTCCGTCAGCAGGGTAGGTGAGTTACCAGCGTGTCACTGCCATGCCTTGTGATAACTGAAGGTTAATGTAGTCCATGCCATCATCTTCAGGCAGGTTGTATTCTTCAAGAAGGGTTTCGTATTTGTTCACCTCTTCAGTAAGTACTTTGATGTATTCTTGCTTGCTGTCAGCATTGAAAGCCCTGCATAAAGTCTCTTCATCTGCGTTGTAGGCGAAGTTCAGGTCTTCGTACAGCCCGTCAAGTTCTTCTTCGATTTCGTGGCGTGTCATAGTCATGCGATGTTTAAAAGGTTGTCAAATTTTATATTTCCATTGATAGCCACCAGCCGTTGTCGTTTTTCCGATACAGCAGCAATAGATGTTTGAAACACTTACACCTGTTCTTCGTGAGGCTTCATTCAAGCTCTTATATTCTGCTATAACTTCACCATCTATAATCTGCAAACATGCTTTTTGATTGTACATTGGTTTGCCATTTCTCAGCGTCTTGTGATAATGTTCTGTATTTTCGTGTGGTGTACACCATTCAAGATTTTCTAATCTATTATCCATTTTATCGCCATTGATATGATTGATATACTCTTTTCCTTTTACCTTTTGAAGAAATGCTTTTGCCACAATCCGGTGGACACTCTTTGTATAGCCAATTCCATTCTTATATATCGTTACCATGGCATAGCCATTTCCATTTTTTGATGGTGTAATTTCTTTGAATATTCTACCATCAGAAGAGACGAAGTAATCTGTCTCTTCTTCATTGTTTGATTCAAGAACTATTCTTTTTATATCCATTATGCTATGTTCAATAAGTTGGCTTTTTTAAATGATCGCCAAGATTGTTTTTCGGTATCAAAGTATATTGCTACTGTGTCATTCTTCTTTCTGCTTTCACCTGATGTGGCTGGTATCAGATTTTCTTTCAGCGTGCCGTAGGCCTCTCTGATGCTGCCGTCTACCTTTTTGAAGTAGAACTTTACGATTCTTTGCTTCATTGCAGCTTTCAGCTTCATGTTTGCCCAGGCGCATTTCATTGCTTCACTCATTGTAAATCCATTACGTTTTACAAAAGTCCACGCCATCAGCATGACTTCTTTTAATTGGTTCTTGATTTTTGTACTCATAATCGTGTGGGGTTAGTTGTTTTTTACTATATTTGTTTCGTATCAAAGTTTCGATATGCAAATATAGTATCTAAAAAGAAACCAACAAAAGAAATACTATCTTTTTAGATACCATGCAACATTGTTTAACAATTAAGAGCCTTAATACATTATTATATGAAGAAAGAGAACTGGACGTTTGGATTAAGCATAGCCTCAATAGTGATAAGTGTTACAACATTATGGCTTTGCAAAATGGATATAAAGCCTTATGATACTGATGGGGCGAGTTTGTCTATTGCTGTATTGACTTTGGTTGTAACCATTTATATGGCAAACCAAATTTACAATGCCTTTGTCTTGAAACGGGAAATCAAGAAATCTACCCAAAAGGACATCGAAGAAAGCTCAAATAATATACTGTATCACAACATGTATCTTACATTCTTTTTTCAGGGAGTAAACGAACTGAAAAAGACCCATAGTGAAGCGGCATTGTATTATCTATTTAAGAGCATGGAGTGCTTAACAAAAACAAATATCGACAAGGATAAAATGGATGAAATTATAGTGAAAATCAAGATGATACACAAAGATTATCCTGTTGAGTTGTCTAAAGACGATGTGTTTGAATACAAAAGAATTATACACCTTGCTGATATAAAAGAGAAAAAGGAGGTTATGAGCATACTTGACGATATGGAAGCTAAAGTTTAATCAGAATCATCTTCATGGCGTTTTCTAAAATCCCGAAGGAAAGGATGGTCTTCTGGATACCCGTAGTCATCTTCATCGTATGACAATATGACAATTCCAAACGAAATAAGCATAATCACGGTAAATACAAAAAGTACAGCAAAGATATCTCCCCATGCTTCTGGGTTTATTAAAAAACCGACAAATGCTATTAAGTCTGCCACACCCAATATAATGTGAAATGTTCTCATATTGCTTTTTTATATTTATAGCCATATTAAAAACACCCACAATAGGTACGAGCTATCATGGGTGCATATATTAAACCTCCTCGGAGGAATGTTTAACTAGTTGTTCCTGTAACATCTCGTACTTGTTACGGATACAAAGATAGTATCTTTAATGATACTATCAAGTGAAATTATAACTAATTATGGGAAATTCTGTAAAAGAACGGTTTTATGAAACCATGGAAGCCCTCAAACTCACCGACTATAGGGTTTATACAGACGTTGAGGGTATCACGAAAAATATGATGGTAAAATTAAGAAATGGTGAAACAAATGAAGTTTCCACAAAAATACTAATGCCATTCCTTTGTAAATACTCTGATGTTGATGCTAATTACATTTTAACCGGTCGTGGAACACCTTTACGCACACCTGAAGTTACTCAAATCTTCCATCCTAAGGGAGTTGAAAAAACAGAGGAAGAAGGAATAATAACCCTTTATGACGTAGAAGCTGCTGCAAATCTGAAATCTCTGTTTGATAATAAAGACCAGAATATCCTTGGACAAATTAATATTCCAAATATCCCCAAATGCGATGGAGCTGTTTATGTCAAAGGGGATTCCATGTATCCATTACTTAAATCTGGTGACATCGTAGCATATAAGGAGGTACCTTTAGAAATGAGTCATATTTTCTTTGGAGAAATGTACCTTGTGTCAATAGATCTGGATGGAGATGAATACTTGACTGTAAAATACGTCCAGCATTCAGAAAAAGGTGAAGACTGGATAAAACTGGTAAGTTACAATCAAAACCATCAGCCAAAAGATTTTCCGTTATCTTCTGTGAGAGCTATGGCTTTGGTAAAATTGAGTATTAGAATGAACACAATGAAATAACGAGATTAAATTACATAAACTAATCCAATAATGTTATGAAGAAAACATTTTTACCTTTATTTGCTTTAACCATTTGTCTTGCTTCGTGCTCAAAAGAAGATGGTAATTTAACAACGGAACAAATCAAGCCATTACCACAATTAGATAATATAAGTCTAAATTACCATAATTCAGACCAAGAAATAGAGCTGACAAGGGATATTGAAAAAGAAGGAGCAATATTAACAGTTAAAGATGATTCCTATTGGATTTCAAAATTAAAATTAAACGGAAACAAAATTACATTTACAGCTTTAGAAAATCAAGATATAGAAGTAGGACACAGGTTTGATACGATTCTTATATCTATTAACGATGTAAGAATTGGAAGTATATGTGTTTCACAAGCAAGAAAGCCAATAAGCCCAGAACGTCTTCAGTGGGCAGTGTCTAATGCAATGTATAGACATAAAGCGTTATGCGAGTCTGGATTGTCTGGGAAAGAAATAACCCAAGCAATATACGACCTCGAAAAAACAACAAATGGGCAGGATTCTTATAAGAATTATCCTGCTTTCGCACATTGTATCGAAATGAATCACGACCCGGAGAATAACATGGAATGGCATCTGCCGTCATTAGATGAAATGAGAGCCTACGCACAAGGGCAATCATATATAAATACACCTTTGGGGAAGCACAACTATTGGTGGAGTGCAACAGAAAATAGCCTAAACGGAAACGCTTATAATCTTTACTCGGAAAGTACTGCATCAAGAGGTGCCGTAGATAAAGGAGGAGACTGGTGGGTTATGGCATTCAGAAATGGGAAAATGGAGGAATAGCCATGAATAAGACGCTACTATTTGCACTATTCTTATCACTTACAAGCTGCGGAGGAAACAGGCCATCCCAGGAACAGAAGGATAAAGCTGACAGATACGTCCAAAGTCTCGTGGATGCCAATATAGGAATCTACAAAGGCGAACTGACCGACGCGAACTTTCTCATCCTTGCCGTAGACGCTTATTCTGGAGCAAACTTTGATGCTTATGCACGTACATACCTGGAAGAAGCACAAGGTAAAGGACTGGAGATAAAAGGAGTCTATATTGTAGACATCAAGAACTGCCAGTTCGGCGATGGCTGGGTATCCGGTGACAGGATAGGGAAGGCATTCAAGTAGAAAAAATGTTCTAATGAGTATCCTTATTCAGCTTAAATTAAATTATAAATAACTGATACACAGTGATTTTATATAATTCTTAGATAATCATTCGTAATGAGTAAGTCGCGGGTTCGAGTCCCGCTTTCGGCTCCGACTTAAAACCGCTTATTCCATGGTGAATTAAGCGGTTTTTCTGTTTTCTATACTCATATTAAACACCCAGTACTATATTGGCGTCAATATTCAATTTCTGGCTGATTTCGCGGGCTACTTTCAAGGTCGGTTCACATTTACCGGAAATATAATCACTCAAGCGTGAAGGACTGACTCCGATTAATTTTGCTAAAGATTTCTGATTAAGTCCCATCTCATACATACGAAGTTTGAGGACATCAACCAGCGTTGGTTCTCCCAGTGCGAAATGCTCCTCAGAATAATCTGCAACGAGATTAGAAAGTAATTCTAACTCTATACTGTGAGGATTATCCAGAGGGGTTTCATCTGTAACCAGTGGAAGTAATTCCTCAACTCTTTTTACTGCCCAATCGTATTGAGCTTTTGTTTCTATCTTTGTCATGGCTCTTGGTTGATCGGTAATTGCCGATTCTGTTTAATTATAAAACTGAACAATCAGCTATCTTATCATACTCGGCATGAGTGCCTATAAAACGAATATAAACGAACTTTATAGTGAATTTTATCACTACAATCAGTCTGTAGCTATTGCCTTTGATATTGAATACATAATGTTGATTACCTATATTATCTACGCTATTAAAGGTCTTTTTTACGTCTGCAAAGCAAGTCCATTCGCTTCTTTTAACTATGGTAGTCCATTCTTGCAAAGCTACTTTTGCATCAGGATGCGCTTCTGCATATTCTTTTATAGCTTGTTCTGTAAATATTCTCATTAGATTCACTCGATTGTCATGTGGCAAAGATAAGAATAAAATTCTGATTTGTAAAATAAAATTCTATTATTTGGAATCATGGTAAGCACTTCTAAAACGCCTAAGCGTTTGCTTTCAAACGCAAGTGCATTTAAAGTAAAACGCCCTTGCGTTTTACCTAAAACGTAAAGGCGTTTAAGTTAAAACACAAAGGCGTTTTTTCAACCCTGTTTTAAAGGTTGAAAAGCCTATAATTTCTGGTCCGAAATAAGTCGGGCGATGCGTGTCTTGCTCTGCGCTCCTTTGGTAAGCAGGTACACATGCTTGTAGGCATCGCGGTTCAGTTCGGTAGGCGATCCGTTGATGAGGATGATGTTCCGGTCGTTGGCAAACTTCAGGATACCGTTCACGTTGTTCGGATGGAGCTTACCGATTTCGTCCATCATACAGTGCAGCTTGAAGTCCTTGAACTTGCGCGAAGCCCCTTCCTTGAACACGTTCAGCAACATGATGTTGATCATGGCTTTCACCAGGATGTCCGTACCTTCCGAACCCACGTTCGACAGCTTCTCTACGAAGCCCGTGTCGTTGTTGTTCTCGATGATGCGGAAACGCAGCTCGAATGAGTCGTACAGGCGGATGCTGTCGTAGCGGTAGGCGTGAATCTCCTTGATGAAGTCGCGGAGCAGGGCGATGGCCTCCTGCTTCACCAGCTGCTCGTTTTCCGACGAGAAGAGGTTGGTGCCCGGCGTGAGGTCATAGGCATGCTCGTTATAGTACTTCTGGATGGCACGCAGACAGTTTACCACACGGTTGCTGCTTTCTTCCACCTTCATTTCGATGCACTGGATAACGCCCACGAAGTTGCACGTCTGGAATCCCTTGTTCACCTGACCGATGAGGTCCTGAATGTCGTCTTCCGAAGCCGTGAGCATTGAGGTATCCATGCTGATGCGCTTGAAGATGTCGGAGTGCTCGTTGTTGATGCGGCGGACGAATTCGCTGATTTTGTTCTCTTCCACGAAGTCGTGCAGTTCTTCGGCAAAGCGGATATACTCCCAGTCCTCGGTAAACTTGGTCTTGAACTTGAAGGTATTCTCCTCGTCGAAGTGACCGGTGAAGAGGTTCACCTCCTTGCGCAGACGGTTTTGCAGCGTCATGTACTGGCTGTCCGTGCGGCCCAGTTCGTCAATCAGTTCCAGACAGGTGCGCGGCGTGTGGATTTCCAGCGTGACGGGGTTCTCGGGATTGAAAATATCCTGATGCGGCTTGTACCAGTCGTAGGCCGAAATCTTGCTGTACGCCTCCAGGTTGGTCTGGAGCTGTGTCACTTCCTTTTCAGCCTGCTGCAGTTCCTTGTTCAGGGCATCAATCTGCTCCTGCAAGCCCGAGGTTTCCCGGCGCAGGTTGTCCTTCTCCTGGCTGAGCTGGCGTTTCTGTTCCTCCTGTTCACGCTTCCATTCCGGAATGTGGTCGATAAGGTCGCGCTTGTCCTTTTGGTACTCGATGAGCAGGGTGGCGTGCTCCTTGATGAACTGCAGTTCTCGGTCGATATCGTGCAACTGACTGCTAATCTGTTGCAGACGTTCGGTGTCAGCTCCTTGCGAGTGCAGTTCCTGCTTCATCTGGCGCTCGTATTCGGCTTTCTCCATGGCGATGCGCTGCTGCTCTTCCTTATCCTCCAGACGGATGCTGCCGGCCTGTGTCTCCTTCTCGTGTGCGATGTCCTGCTGCACCCGGTTCCATTCCTGCTTCAGCTGGTTCAGCTTCTCGCTTTTTTTGCGGTTCAGGTTGTTCAGTTTGCCGTCAATTTCCTTCAGTTCTGTGGCGATGCGTTGCTTTTCCTCTTCCAGTTTCCGGAGTTTGGCAGTACGTTCGGCTTCCGCCTTCTTCTTCCAGTCGTCCAGGTCGAGCATATCCTTCTGGTACTGCTGTTCCAGTTTCTCCAGCTCGTATTCCTGCACGGCTATCACGTCTTTCTGTTCCTTGATGCGCGGCTGGTATTTGGCTTTCAACTGCTCTTCCAGGGTCTCTTTCTCCTGTTGCAGACGGAGGGTTTCAGCCTGAATTTCCGCCAGTCGCTTGATGCCCTTGTCATGTTCCGCCTGATAGTCGTCGATGGAGCGGATGTGGCGCTCGATGTCCTGCAGGGAGATGGAGATGCCGTAGAACGACGTACCCTCGTCTACAATCTTCGGCGAGAGGTTGGTCTGCCAGAGGATGGACTCGTCGCACAGCTTACCGATGTTTTCTTCCCATCCTTTCTTGTGCTCTTTGAGCCAGCCTTGCAGGGTGCTCTTGCTGTTTTTCAGGAAGGTCTCCAGTTCGTCCATACGCGGGCGGAGTTGCAAGTGCTCGGCTTGCAACTGCATCAGTGCCTCGTCTTTCTCCTTCAGTCCCTTCTGCAACTCTTCTTCCCACTTCAGCGTGAGTTCCTTGATGATGAGCTGGGCGTTGTTGATGCGGTTCTTCTTGCTCATGTGCAGACCCGTGTACGACTGGATGCGGTGTTTCAGCTCCTCCTGCTCGGCTTCGAAGAAAGTCTCCTTGCGGCACAGCTGCATCTGGTAGTCGAGGGCGGTCAGTTCGTTCTGCTTGCTGCTACGCTCCGGATGCAGTTGCTGGGAGAGTTGTTCGTATTCCTGGTAAAGCGCTTCGGTAGCCGCTTCGTGCTGACGGCGGGCTTCTTCGATGCGGGCATTGAACGTGTTGTTCAGTCCCTCAAGCTGCTTGATTTTGGCCTCGTGGATGCGGTTCCACTGCTCGTCGAGGCTCTGGATGAGCGACTTGTACTTGGTAGAGATTTCTGTGTAGTGCGAGGTAAGGATGCGCTGCTCTTCCTGCAATCCCTGCTGCTTGTTCTTCCACTCCTCCTTGCGGGCCGAACGCTCCATGATTTCTTCTATCTGGCGGCGGGCATATTCCTTTTCCTTCTGCTGTGCCTTTTGCAACTCGTTGTTCAGGATGGCCAGTGCCTCCTGCATCTTGTCGCAGCGCTGGCGCGACTGTTCCTGCAACTCCTGACGGCGGGTGAGGAGGGCGGTACGTGCCTTCTCAGCCTGGTGCTTCTGTTCCTCGGCCTTGGGCAACTGGCTTTCGGTAAGGCGGTAGGTAGCGGCCAGTTCGCGGCAACCCTGCACGAGGGCGGTCTGCTGGCGTGACACCTGTGCCGAGAGGGAGGTGATTTCTTTGGCCTGTTTCTGCGTTTCGCGTTTCTGGAACTCTTCGATGTCGCGCAGACGGGTTTCGAAGTTCTTCAGGTGCTCCTTGTAGGTGTTCAGGTCGATGGCGGTCTCGTCTTCGTTGATGGACGAGATGATGGTCTTCTTGATGAACTCTGCATCGAGTTTTGAGTTGAGGAGCACGTTCTGTATGGTACGCGGAATATTCTGGTACTGCTTGCTCTCCATGAGCGAATAGCGGCTCATTTCGGGACCTGCCCCGTTGCCGTAAAGGATGTTACGGTATTCGTCGTAGGTATAGATGATGCGTGAGTAGTCCACTCCATACTGGTCGAGGGCGGCACGGATACGGTCGTTGCCGCTGTAGGCCGTGCGGTTCTCGTCGACAAAGAACTCCATGCGGTAGGGCGAGTCAATGAAACGGTAGCACACGCGGCCCATCGACTTGAAGCTCAGGATGCAGAACGCTCCCTGTTCGGTGGTTACCTCGTAGATGATGTAGGAGTTGGAGTAGGGGAAGTAATATTCCGTGTAGCTCTGCTTCTCTACGGGGATACCCAGCTTCTGGGTGTCGGCGTTGTAGAAAAACAGGATGGCGCGCAATACGGTACTTTTTCCCACTCCCTGCGTGCCGATGAAGTGCACATTCCCGTCCAGGTAAATGTCGTCGGCATAGGGAATGTTGGCGCTGTTGATAAAGATGATTCTATTCAGATTTCTCATTGTCTTCCGTTTCAGTGTCGTCGTAAATTTGGATACTTTCAATCAGGCGTTCCAGGTAGTGCCAGGAACTCATCACCTTGTAGGTGTTGGTCTTCTCGTTCTCCAGCTCCAGGAAAGATTCCTTGGTGAGCTGACGAATCAGGTTGTCGAGCACGTCCTTGCGCACGTCCTTGTCGGAGAAATGCTTGCGCAGCCCGTCGAGCTTGTTTTGCAGCATCACGTTGATGTTGGCCTCCACCAGAATCTGTTCGGGCTGGAAGCGGAAACCTGCGCCGAAAGTCTCATCGTAAGTCTTGAACAGGTCGAGCACGTCAATCCAGTAGTAGGCACGCATGATTTTCTGTTCCAGTGTGGTACGCGGTTCCACGCGCGAGAAGTAAAAGTATTCGTTTCCCCGTTCCAGGGTGTAGCCGATTTGGGCGAAGTAGACCGAGAGCGCTTCGAAGTGGTCGTCTATCTGGTCGTACATGTCGCGCACGGCTTCGTTGCAGCTGTTCGAACTGATGAACTGTCCCTTCTGGAGACAGTCGAACAAGGCCGCAGTATTGTCAGGTATATGTATGTTCAGTTCCATAAGTCAAATGTATAGGGATGAATGGGTTACGAGTTGGCCGGATACACCTTGGCATATTCGTACTGGTGATACAGGCCGAATTCCTCGCTGATGCGGAGACGGTTTTCGTAGAGTGACA